TCTGCTGGTGCCCGTCGTCCAGGTCGTGACCCTCGATTGGGACGACGACACCTACAAGAGCAACGACGTGCCGGACGGGCACCGGGCCCCCGGAGCCCGTGCGCTCAATAAGTTCGCGAGCGTCGCTGGCCTGAGCTTCTTCGACGAGCGCCGCGTCGACGATGGCACCAACCCGGACCTCATCCGCGTCACCGTGAGCGTGGCCATGATCATGCCGACCGGCCAGCGCATCACCGCGACCGGGACCAAGGAGGTCGACCTCAACCGCCGCGCCTGGGCCAGCGACAAGGAGCGCGCGAAGTTCCGCGGCTTCTTCTACGAGCACGTGGCCACCCGGGCCCGCTGCCGTGCCATCCGGGCGATCCTCTCGCTCAAGTCGAGCTACACGAACGAGGAGATCCGCCGGCCGTTCGCAGTCGTGACCTTCGTGCCCAACACGGCCCATCCCGACGTCCGCAAGGCGATGCTCCAGGCGATGGCCGGCGCGGTGCCAGCGCTCTACGGCCCCGAGCAGGCCAAAGCGGTCGGTCCGGGCCAGGAATACCAGTTGCCCGAGGCAGCCGACGACGACGAGGTCATCGAAGGCCAGGTCATCGAGGAGCCCGACTGGATCAGCGGCACGTCCAGCGCGCCAGCCGGCCCGCCCCGGCACAGGCTGCTGGCGCTGCTCCAGGACGGGGCCGCTGCCTCGATCAAGACCGGAGCCGCGACCGACGACCAGCAGACGGTGCTCAAGGCGATCCTGGGCCCGTTCGGCGGTGAGTCCATCCGCACGGTCATGGGCTTGGTATTCGCTCTGCAGCCCGTCGTCGACGAGAAGCATCCGAAGGGCGGCCTCACCTTCACCGCCGCCCAGGCTGAGACACTCGAGGCCGTGTTCAAGAGCCTACCGCCTGAGGAGTTCCGTTCGCTCTGGATCGAACTCGCCCAGATTGCGGCGATCAAGGCGGGGCAAGCGGCGTGAGCGGTTCCACAGAGGTTCCCGGCTTCGCCTGGGCGGACCTCGGGCGGCGAACGTTCGTGGCCCTCAACCACGCTGGCGATGGCTATCACTTCGTGCATCCGGTTGAGGCTGGTGATCGCCGCGTGCTCGACGGCTTGGTCACGCCCGGCCTTCTCGTCTGCGAATGCCCCGGCGGCCGCTACCGCGGGAACTGCTACCAGGTCGGAAAGGCCGAGGACCGGCTTCGCGGCGCTGGTCTCAGCGCCGTCGCCGATTGGATCGCGCCACGGGACCCGGTGCCGGGTCCCGCGCCCGTCTTCGCAATGGACGAGACCATCGAGGACGCGCCACGCCTACGGGACGAGTACGAGGCGATGCTCCTCGACACGCCGCTAGGGCTCGAGGACGATCTGGCTGGCGCGGAGGCGGAGGGATGAGTCGCATCGCCTTCACCGCCGACCTTCACATCGACACCTACGGCCAGCGGATCGATCCGGCAACAGGCCTCAACGCCCGCCTAGTCGACTACCTCAACACGCTCAACTGGCTTGCAAATGCCGCCCAGGAAGAACGCTGCTCGGCTCTCGTCGTCGCCGGCGACTTCACCGAGCGCCGGCATCCGGCGCCCTGGCTCGTCGGCAAGGTCGCGGACGCGCTCAATGGGCCGCCCGATAAGATCCTGCTCCGCGGAAATCACGACGGAGAAATCGCCGGTCACTCGATCGTCACGGTCCTCGGCGGCGGCCACCCGGCCGATCACTACTTCGCCCGGCCGGGCATCGCCCGCGTCGGGAACACCATCCTGTGCATGCTCCCCTATCTCGATCGACACTGGCTGCGCGCACAGCCGGGCATGGAGCACGTCCCCGACGACGAGGCCTTCGGGATCCTGTCCGAGCAGGTGGTAATGATCGCGGGCGGGCTCTACGCCCGCGCCAAGGGGAATCAGTGGGTCGGCACCGTCGACTCGGCCGTCCTGGTCCTGCACCAGACGCTCGCCGGCGCCCAGATGTCCGAGACGCAACAGGCGTTCCTGGGTGATCGCGGGACCGTGGTGGACGCCAGCCGATTGGCCGCCATCGGCTTCGAGGGCATCGTGGCCGGTCATCTCCACCGCCACCAGATGCTCGAGGGCCTCGCCTGCCCCGTCCTGTATCCAGGGAGCATCGAGCGCGTCGACTTCGGCGAGGAGCACGAGACCAAGGGCTTTGTCATCGCCGACGTCGGGCCGGGCCGCTTCGACTGGCGGTTCGTGGAGACGCCCGCGCGCCGGTTCGTAACGGTCGATGCCATGTCTGCTCGATCCATAGCGGCAGAGATTTCCGGGGCCATCGTTCGCGTCCTCAACGTGCCGCCCGCAGAAGATCCAGCCGAGTGGCGTCACTCACTGGAGGCCGAAGGAGCCTTCGAGGTGGCCGAGATCCGCCGCCGCCCCGTGGTCGTCCCGGAACTGGCTGGCGGGCTGTCCGAGGCCATGAGCCCCTCCGACGCGCTGGAGGCCTTCTTCCGCGGGGACGACGACGAGCCTGCGCTGGTCGAAGAGGGACGGCGGCTGCTGGCGGAGGCGACGGCATGAGAATTCCCGAGCCGCAGCGAAGCGCCGTCGCCCGGGCGATGCGCGACGCCCTCTCCTCCCCCGCCACCTTCGGCAGCAGGAATGGCTTGCTGACATACGACGCCATCGACCTTGCCTGCGACACCAGCAACTACTGGTGGACCGGGTTGGACAACCGCGAATGCATGGCGGGCCTCCGAGCCGTAAATCGAGGACTCCGATGGTCCGCCCGAATGGCCGCAAGACCCCGGACCGAGGTGGCGTCGTGAGACTGCTCCACCTGTTCAGGCGCAAGCCACGGTTCTGCCAGATCTGTGGTCGTAAGTACCAGCGGCTGCCTCACGAAAGGGGCTTCTCGGCCAAGACGGGCGAATCCTGGACGACCTACGAGTGGCGCTGCCCTCGGGCCAAGCCGACTTCCTCGTCCCGCTACGGGGACAACGACTGCTGGCCAGATCCGCCGAGGGCGAGGGACTAACCGATGAAGCTCAACAGCCTCGCTCTTCGCCACTTCATCAGCCACGCCGATACGGACCTAGCTCTCGGGGACGCCCGCCTGACGACCTTCGTGGGCGCCAATGGCTCCGGCAAGAGCGCTCTGGCCATCGACGCACTCCGCTATGCGCTCTTCGGTGACGCCCGCGGCCGGACCGACGACCTAGTCCAGCTCGGGCAGAACGAAATGAGCGTCCGCGCGGAGATCACCTTCGCTGGCGCCGAGTACGCGATCACCCGCGGCCGCTCCACCAAGGCGCGCGGCTCGTCCTTCCTCGAACTGGCCATTTGGGACGATCCGGGCCTGCCGGTCCGACCCTTCTGGCGTCCCCTGACCGGCGACATGATCCGGGACACGCAGGCCAGTATCGCCGAACTGCTCCGCATGGACGCGGACACCTTCGATACCGCCGTCCTGCTCGGCCAGGGCCAAGCTAACCGCTTCGCCGAGGCCACCGCTGGCGACCGCAAGCGGATCCTCGGGACCGTCTTGGGGCTTGACCTGTGGGAACGGGCAGAGGCCCGGGCCCGCGAGGAGGCGCGCGACGTCGAAGGCAAGACGGCAGCCGACCGCGCCACGGTGGGCCGGCTCGAGGAAGAGTTGGAGACGCGCGAAGGCTTGGAGGCTGACCGGGCCCAGGCGGTCGCCCTGGCTGCGGTCCTCGAGTCGGCCGAACACCAGGACGAGGCGACGCGGACTGAACTGGCGGCCGCCTTGCAGGGGCTCGCGGCCGGGATCGCCGCTGGCGAGGCGGCTTCCCGCGAGGCCGCCCAACGCAAGACCGACCTCGAGGAGCAGGCGGTCCGCTACCGGCGCGTGTTCGCCCGCAAGGCAGATGCGGTGGGCAAGCTGGGCGAGGCGGAGCGGGCGATCACGGCAACCGATCCCGACCTCTCTGCGATCCCCGACGTCCATGCCCTCGAGATCGAGGTCGGCCGCCTCGAGCGGGCCGAGGCCGAAGACCGCGAATTCGAGCGGGCGATCGCCACCAACGCCGCAGCGGTCGAAGCCGACCGCCACCGCTTCGACGTCATTCACGAAGCCTGGCTCCACGAACGCTCCACCCGCCAGAGCCGCGTCGACGAGTTGATCGAGGACCTGCGGAAGCTGCCGCCGATCACCTGCCCGAAATGCAACCACTCCTGGCAGCACGACCAGGTGGGCCTCGGCGAGAAGCTGCGGCTGGCGCGGCTGGACCTTGCAGACATCGGAGCCGAGCCACAGGAGCCGCTGCACCTCGCGCTGGAGGCCGCCAGGGTCGAGCGCCTGAGGGTCAACCGGCGCGAGCTGGCATACGACCCGATCACGCTCACGGACGCCCGCGCTGGGCATCGTGCCGCGCTGGCGGCGCGCGAGGCAGAGCGCTTCCTCGAGTCGATGCGCTCTGCAGCTTCGACGGCCCGCGCCATCATCGCCGAGGCTGAGACCGAGCTGGCCGAGATCGAGGCCGCCGGCAAGGCCGCCCGCGCCGCGCTCGGGGAGGCTGAGGCCCGCGCCAGCGAAGGCGATGCTCTGCGCTCTCGGGCCGAAGAGACCAAGTTCGCCCTGGGCCAGGTCGAGAGCAACCTTCGGATGCGGGCAGAGGACCGCCGCGGTTTCGCCATCCTCGAAGCCCGGGCTGCGGCTGGCGTTGAGCGCCTTGAGCGCCTCGCCGAGGAGCGGGAGGCCCTGCGGGACGCGCTCAGGGCTGCCGATTTGCGCCTCGCCCGCCTGCGCCGTCTCGTGGCCGCCTTCGGCGTCACCGGGATCCCGGCTCGGATCATCGAGTCGGTCCTGCCGGAGCTAACCGCCAGCGCGAACGGACTGCTCGAGCAACTGCGCCCCGGCATGACCCTCGACATCCGTGCCCAGCGGGCGAAGAAGGACGGCAAGGGCATCGTCGAGGCGCTCGATCTGATCGTCTCAGACGACGCCGGTGAGCGCGCGTTAGCGCTCTACAGCGGCGGCGAGCGCATGAGCGTGTCATTGGCCATCGCGGTCGGACTCTCGCGCCTGGTGGCGCGACGTGCGGGCACGGCTATACGCACGCTGGTCATCGACGAGCCAGACGGGCTGGATGCCGACGCCCGCCGCTCCTTCGGCCAGGCGCTACGGATCCTCGCCCATCAGGGCGAACTCGAACGCGTCGTGCTCGTCTCCCATCACCAGGATCTCGCAGACGTCGGTGATTCGGTCTACGAGGTCGTCAAGGGCCCGTCCGGGTCCGTAGTCACCCAGATCGCATAGGAGGTAACCATGCCCCGCCCGATACGGGCACGCGCCCACCGGGAGCCAGCCGCGTGACCAAGCGCGGACCTAAGCCGCGACCACTCGCCGAACGCCTCTGGGCGCGCGTTGCCAACGTAGGCGGTCCCGGCTGCTGGGAATGGACTGGCTATCGGATGCCGAGCGGCCATGGCCAGATCGGTGTGGCTGGCAAGGGACCCGCCCTGACCCATCGCGTCGCGTTCGAGGTCACCTACGGGCCGCTTCCGGCAGGCATGGATGCCTGCCACACCTGCGACAACCCGCCCTGTTGCCGGCCCGATCATCTCTTCGCCGGCACGCCGACCGATAACAACCGCGACGCCAGCGCCAAGTTCCGACTCCACTTTGGCGAGGCCGATGGCAACGCAAAGTTGACCGCGGTCCAGGTTGGCCAGATCCGGATGCGGGTCGGCCGGGGCGCCACTCCTCGCGAGTTGGCCGCTGAGTTTGGAGTCACCGAATCCAACGTCGCCGCGATCGTCGCCGGGCGCAGCTGGCGCCATCTGCTGCAAACCCGTGAGCCCGAGCGGCTGCCGCTCTTCGAGAGTATAGGAGGACCACATGGCCTACATCGATGAAGTCACCCCGCGCGAGGCGGTCCGAACGCTCCTTCGGGACCGCCTTCGCGAACTCACAGATGCGGCAGTCCAACGAGTGGATCTCAGCGTTTCGACCGACATCGATACGCCGAACGATGAGCCGCTCTGGCAGAACGTCCCTGTCGTCACGGTCAAGGATCTTGAGGCCGCCATCCATGCGACCTTCGGCGAGGCGCTACCCGCACCGTCCGAGCGGACCGCCGAGGTAGCGACGCCGGCCACGATCTTCGTCGCGGCCGAGTGCCCCCGCTGCCATCTGCCCGGACGCATCCCGCTCACGGTCTCGGTTGAACTCCATCAGGACGACAGCAGCGAGACACTGCACCTTAAGGGCAAGTCCAAGGCAGCCATCCACTTCTGCGGCCAAATGGCCCTGCCTGAGCGCCAGGACGACGCCGACGGGCAGGAGGAACTTCCGTTCGACGAGCCCGAAGAGGAGGCAAGCGGCACCGCGCCGATGGAGGGCGACCAGAAGGTCGTCCCGTTCGAGAAGCCGGCCAAGGCGGTCAAGCCAACAGGCCGCGTCGACGAGGAGGCTGGAGTCGTCGAGGTTGAGTCGGCCTGCCCGATGGCTGGCTGTAACTTGCCTGCCGAGCACCCCGGCCAGCACGTCTTCCTGGCCTGACCGATGAAGCCAGGACTGGCAGCCGTGAGATGGCTGCGTGATCCGGACCATGATCGCCTTCGGTGGGCGATCGCCCTTTCGCGCGCCCACTATGGCGGCTCAGACGCCGACGATGAGCGGCTGGCTGCAGCGATCCTGAGCCGCCTCGAGCAGTTTGCCGCTACCGAGTCTGAACCGGATCCAGAGGGCGTCCTCGACGATGCCCTGATAGCCGCTTGGCACGACTCCGAGATCCACAGTGGCATCGCCTACCCGGTGCTCTTCTACGACGTTCGTAATCGCGGCCGGTCTGCGGTCACGGAGCCGTGTATCTACTGTGGCCGCCGCCACAGTCACGGCAACCTCGAAGGCGACCGCGTCCCTCACTGCGGGGAGCACACCCACGATCTCACTCCCTCGGGCCGACACCGCAATCCCTACGCTGCGGGCTTCAGCCGCTGCAATGTCTGGCATCGGAACTACATCCTTCGTCCCCGGCCGCTCGTGGCGGCCTCCGACAGATGAGGATGATCACCGTCTCGGTCACAGCCGAAGACATCGCCGCAGCCGATACGTCCCAGCCTCAGACCGCCGCCGACTGGTGGGAGTGGCCCGTCAAGCGAGCACTCGAGGCCCTCATCGGCGTTGATGTGGATCTCGATAGCAACAAGCCCGCGATCGCCACGGTCGGGCATCCCGGAGGCTCATGCATCCTCGTGCTCGATCTGCCGGAGTACGCAAGCGCCTGGCTTGATGCTCGCTGGGAATCCGAACCGACGCGCGAGATCCAGAGCGAGCCGTTCACCTTCGAGATCGAACTGCCGAAGTGGCTGACAGACTTGGCCATGCGTGCCGTCATGGGCATCAAACGATGAGCACAGGCACCCGCCTCCCGCTTGCCGACGCTACCCGCGTCGCCCAGGAGATCTACGGCCAGCTCGATCCGTCCTGCGTCCGCCTTGCCGTGGCTGGGAGCATCCGCCGCGAGAGGGCGGACGTGGGCGATATTGACTTCGTGGCCATCCCCCGGTACATCGCCCAGCCCTCGAGCCTGTGGGGCGATGAGACCACGCGCAGCGTTCTAGACGAAACGCCCGCGATGCTCGAGGGCGAGCGGCCGGAACGCACACACAGCGCCATGCTCGAGCGGCTGTCGGGCGGCGAACGCTACGTCAAGCTGCGCCACTTGGCCAGCGGGATGCAGGTCGACCTGTTCATCACCAGTCGCAACCAGTGGGGTCTGATCCTTCTGATCCGCACTGGCCCGGCCGATTACAGCCAGTGGCTTGTCACCTACGCCCGCCGGCGCGGCTACCACGTCTGCGGCGGCTGGCTCCGGGTCGGCCTGGCGACCGACTGCGGGCCCGCTGGGTGCAAGCGCCAGGTGGTGCCGACGCCTGAGGAGGGCGATGTCTATGGCGCGCTCGGGTTGGTATGGATCGAGCCGAGCGAGAGGCGGGTGCCGTAGCCATGCACATGGGCAACATCCCACCGAAGCACCTCCGGCCCTGGTTCGGCGCGGGCGAGGTCGCCGAGAGGCTGCCTGCCGTAGTCGCCGCCTACATCGTCCGCATCCCGCCGATCGATCCGGCCGAAGAGCCGGCCGTTCAGTGCCTTGGCGCCGTGGGGCAGCCGACGGAAGAAGCCCGGAACAGCGCCTTCGAGACGTACCGCCAGCCCGAGACCCCGATGAGCGAGGCGACGCTGATCCGGGCGCACCGCCAGTGCACCTGTTATCCACAGTCGGAGCGCATGCCGTGGGAGGACTGGACGCCGGAGCAGCGGCAGCGGCACGAGCGTCGGCAGCGGGTGATGGCGCAGCGGACCTTACAGCGCGAAGAACGGGCGAAGCAGGGAGGTGCCTAGATGCCCTGGGGCCGCGTCGACGACGACTTCTACGACCACCCGAAGGTGCTGGCCCTCGGCCGCCAGCGGCTGGCCTGTATTGGCCTCTACTTCCTCGCCATATCGTGGTCAAACCGCTATCTGACCGACGGCAGACTCGACTTACGCCGCCTTCAGACACTCGGCGGCGACCAGCACAGTGCTAGCAGATTGGCCGATAGGTTAGTCGAGGCTGGACTGTTCGATCGGGATGGTGAGGACTACCTCATCCACGACTTCTTGACCCGCAACAAGAGCCGCCAGCAGGTCCAGATTGAGCGTGAACAGAAGGTTGAGGCGGGCCGGCGAGGCGGACTCGCTCGCGCCGGGCGGCTGGCGGGCGACCCGGCAGACGGCAAGCGGGATGCTAAGCAGACGGCTAGCACGGTGCTAAGCACCGTGCCTAGCACCGTGCTTAGCACAATCCAAGCACCCGGAGCTAGCCCCCGTCCCGTCCCGTCCGAATCCGATTTAAGTACTCCTACACCCTTAGGAGCTGTAGCCGCCCAACCGCGAGGGGAGTCGTTTGAATGGACGGGACCACGACTGACGCGGGCAGCGCTCGACGGCTGGGCCGCGTTCGAGGCGAAGGAGTGGGAGCCCTTCAAGACGGCATGGCTGGCCAGAGGCCTGCTGCTACCACCCTTCGGGGATGCGACCGACGACGCAGACAGCTCGCAGCGAGCGCGGCTCTGGAAGATTGCGGAAGACCAGCCGAAGGCCCTCGGACGATGGGTCAAGGAGGCACCGGGCAAGACCGCGCACGACGTCCTGGCCTACGTCTTCGAGCAGCGGGCGAAACTCGCGGCAGAGGTCGGAGTAGAGGCGGCGGCGACCGAGGCGAAGGCCGAGGCCGAGGCCGAGGCCGGAGAACGGGAGCGCCGGGCACCACGGTCAGTGGCAGACATCCTCCACGACGACTGGATCAGCGGGGGCAGACCATGACCGGGGCGGGACTCCAGGCTTCGAGGTGGCGGGGACCCAAGATAAAGGGGGTCCCGGCCCTCGAGGTGAAAGCGGCGCCGGAGACTGCGGGTCGTGGTTGTGCCCGGGGGCGCCGGGGCAGACTTGCGGGTTCGACGGCCCCGGTCTCGCGAGTCCAGCGGGGGACAGTCCTGCGGAGGACTGCGGTGGCGGGCAGGGCCGGCGGGTCCAACCCCCCGGCCGTCTATCTTCTGACATCAGTACGAGTGGATATATCGAAGGCGACCCTGCATAGGGGTAGGGGTACCGGTCGCGACGGGGCGCGAGGCCGCTTCTCTACGTCCCGCGCGGGCCATTCGCGCCGCAGCCAAGTTTCATGGTTTGCGTCAAGGCCCCCACGTGGCCCACGTCGGGCGGTTTTGCCCGGGGTGGCGCGGTGTCCCACCCGCCCGTCTCCACGAGGGAATCCGCTAGTTCGCCACCCCACAGCGGGCGACACGGCGCGTCGGCCTTCGGGCTGGCAGACACCCCGCGACTGGATATTCCAGCCCGAATCTATGCATCTGCGAGGCCACTGAGGTGCCCCTCCGGACCGTCTGTCGAACCTGTGCCCGTTGCGGGCTGCCTCTTGCGCCCCATAAGCGAAGGCACGCCCAGTACTGCTCGCGGCAATGCAAGGATCACGGTAGGCCACGGTCGGGCCTTCACAGGGTCTCCGAGCGCGGCAGGCCACGACCCCGACGTCACCTCTGTCCGCTCTGCGGCAAGGAATGGACGAACCTCTGTTCCCATGCAGGTCTTTGCCCCACGTGCCGGCTCCTGGCCCGCGATCGGTTGCGCGCCCTCGCTATGGCCGCCGCCTCAGCACCTCGTTCATGTCGCGACTGCGGCTGCCTGATCCAGCCCTCTGCCCCACCCCATGTTGGCCAGCCCCGGAGGTTCTGCGCGAACTGCCGCAGCCGCCATCTTGTCGAAAGGCGCCCGGTCTACAACGCGGCTCGCCGTTCTAACCGCCCCGTCGTGGTCCGGTTGTGCCTGGCGTGCTCAGAGCCGTTCTCGACTTGCCGCGCCACGCAGTTGTTCTGCAAGCACATCTGCTCTGACCGTTTCACCAAGACCCGCCGAACCATCATCGGCGGGACCGGCCTTCACCTCAGCGATCTTCCCGACGACCTGCTTAGGGCCGCCGTGGCATATCGGCAACTCAACAAGGAGATTCAACGTGGCTACGGCAACACAGCAGTCCGAACCGGCTCTGACCATGGCAGAGATCATCGAGATGCTCTCTGACAACATGCGGAGAGTGGCCGCTGGCGATGTCCAGCCAGCGCAGGGCAACGCGGTCGCCACAACGGCGGGTGTGATCTTCCGCGGCATCAAGCTCCAGATGGAGTACGCCCGAATGCTCGGACGGAAGCCCGAGATCGCCATGCTCGCCGCTGGCATCGTCGCCAGCGAGAACGCAACTGCGGCCTCGTGAGCCAGCCCCAGCCGTACTTCGACACCGAGCGCGACCTCCCGGTCGACGTCGAAGGTCGAGTGCCCCAGCCCCCCTCCTGCCTGCTGTGCGGGTTCGAGGCGACGACGGCGGAGGTCTGGCTCAAACCCGCCTGGTGGCGCGAGCCCGGAGCGGACGGCAAGCGGATCACCACGATCCCGCGCTGCCTCGACGTCGAAGCGTGCCGGGCCCGCGTCCTGGCCGCCGGCGAGGCATGGCCGCTCCTCGAGCGCGGCGAGGACCCGGACGCGAAGCGGGAACTATTCCAGAGGCGACCGGCCCAGCCGCCGATCCCGGTTCCGCCGCCGCTGAATCCGGCACTGATCGGTGACCTGCACAAGGGCGCGGCGCCGGCCGTCCCCCTCCCGCCCGATGCCGAATTGCCGAAGGAGGACGACGAATGGATTTGAAGCGTCTGGCCGAACTGCGGAAGCGCATCGCCAAGACTCCGACCGCTGGCATCTTCGGCGACGAGGCTCTCGAACTCATCGCCGCGCTCGACGTCGCCGAGCAGCGCCTCCGACTCGCACGATGGGCGCTTGTTCGGACTGGCTACTTTCGCGAGTCGGAAGTCGGAGACGACGTGGCTCCGAGGATCACCGAGCTGGACAGCGCGAGGACCGCTCGTGCCGACGCCGCCGAGCCGCAAGTGGCAGCACTGACACACGCCCTGAGGCTCTACCACGAGATGCATGAGGACGAATGCTCCTGCGACGGCTGCTGGGCCTACGAAGCACTCCAAGATGAAGTTGAGCCAGCCGCAGCGCAGCACGACGCCCGCGTGGCCCGCGAGGCGGTCGCGGCGTTTATCGCCAGCGAACGGGCAAGTCAGAAGCTCTCAGAGGACCCCGACCATGACCGACGCTGAACTCCGGGCGAAGCACGTCGAGCGGTTCGATTGTTCGCTCTGTCGCACTGAGGCTTTGACTCCACATAACCCGGTATGGGATTTGCCGACTGGCTCATGCGGGGTGTGTTACGAAGAAATGCCTTGCGCCATTCTCGCCCTGCTTACCCGCTGCGAGAAAGCGGAGGCGGCGCTCAAATCCTGTACCACCATCTGCGATAAGTGCGGCGGCTATGTGCCTGCTGCTGAGGTTTGCGATTGCCAGTTCAGCGTCAAGCGGATCAAGAGGGCGCTGAAGCAAACGTTCTCTCGCCCGCCAGGATGGCAAGTGTTAGCGGAGACAGCCCCTGGTCGGGCTGAACTTGCTTACTCCGTTCTCGCCGCCGCTCTCCGTACCGCCCTGCTCGAAGGAGAGATATGACGTGCCTACCTTCGGCAGCCTCTTCGCGGGCATTGGCGGGATCGATCTCGGACTCGAACGCGCGGGCTGGGCGTGTCGCTGGCAGGTCGAGATCGACCCATTCTGTAACCGCGTCCTCGCGAAGCATTGGCCCGATGTTCCCCGCTACGGAGACATCCGCGCTATCGACTGGAGCGGAGTCGAGCGGGTCGATCTCCTCGCCGGAGGCTTTCCCTGCCAGCCCGTCAGTGTCGCCGGGAAGCAACTCGCCCAGGCCGACGAACGGTGGCTCTGGCCCGAGTTTGCACGCGCCATTCGCGAGCTACGACCCCGCCTCGTGCTCGTGGAGAACGTCCCAGGGCTCCTTGGGGCTCACGGAGGGTTCGGAGACGTACTCGGGGACCTGGCCGCGCTCGGGTATGACGCGGAGTGGGACTGCATACCTGCTGCCGCCGTCGGTGCCCCTCACCTCCGTTACCGGGTCTACGTCGTGGCCTACGCCCGACGCGGGAGTGGCGAACGATGGGGAGACATTGGAGTCCTGGGAAGCGCGCCGGGAACGGGAGAAGGACAAGCACCGGAACGGCGACGGCGTTTGCGAGGACGTAGCGGAACTCAAGACAGCCCAGGCTCAGGACGCGAAGCAACAGGGGCCGAGCGAATATTCCCGTCAGCGGATGCTGATACAGGCCGTGCGCTGGCCAACACCGACAACGGCCGACAGCCACGGTCACGCCCGGAGCAGCCCGGAGATTCAAGGGCAACGCAGTTTAGCGGATGCGGTCCGTTGGCCGACGCTGAACAAGCATTACCCGACTCCTACGCGCAGGGACGGCCGGACTCTCAGGGGAGCGCAGGACCGCCCGAACCGGTCAGGTGGACCTTCGCTTTCACAGACGATGCTCGATGCCGGAGCAACTTCTGGGAGGTTGAACCCGGAATGGGTCGGCTGGTTGATGGGCTTCCCGGAACGATGGACCGACTTAGGTCCCTCGGAAACGCCGTCGTCCCGCAAGTCATCGAAGTGATCGGAAGGAGACTGCTATGACCGTCTCCGCAAAGCTCGCCTCCCTCGATGCGGCCATGACACCGGGACCGTGGGAGTACTACCTCGTCGCCTCTACCGATGGCGGCCCCGGTGAGGTACTTATCGGTCCCGATCCTGACGGTCCGCCATGGAGCCGAGAGGCGAGTTACCAAGCCGAGGATGATGCCCGCCATATCGCCGCCCTTCGCAACGCTCTTCCCGAACTGACGGCGCTCGCGGCAGCGGTGGAGGCCGGAACCAGCGCAATTCCTCTTGAGCGGCTTACTTGCCCCTGCGAGTTTTGCGTCAAGACCAGATCGTGGTTTTTCACAGTTCCCGCCACCCTTGCCGCTCTGGACGCGAAGCTGACATGACCGTCCGCTACACCGTCGCCCAGGCGCAGGATCTCGGTCTGCTGCCTGTTCCGCCCATCCGCCGCAGCCGCAAGACGCACACCGCCGATGGCCACGAGATCGACCCAGCCTGGCTATGGATGAACGAGGAGGGCAAGGACCAGTTCCGGGCCAAGGTCATGGAACTCGTGCATCGCGGCGGTTGGTCCAGCGGCTACAAAGACGAGGGCGAACTGCCCGGACTGACCTACCACGCGGCGAGCGCCATGCACCAGGCAGAGAAGGGCTGGCCCGACTTGACACTTATCCGCCGGCGTGATCGCCGGTTGATATTCGCCGAACTCAAAGGCGAGGCCCGCGACCTGTCCGCGCGTCAGGCGGCCGTCCTGGATCTGCTGCGGTGCCTCGTGGTCGACGTGGCTGAATTGCCCGACGATCTGCCGCCGATGAAGGTCCGCTCCTACCTGGACGGCGTGTGCGATGGAATGGACAAGGCAGCCGCCCGATCCCCGCGAATCGAGGTCTTCGTCTGGCGGCCGAGCCAGCTGGCAGAGATCACGGAGGTGCTGCGATGAAACTCCCCGGCTACCTGCGGCAGGTCGGAAAGCCTGAACTCTCACCCGACGGCCAGTCGGCCATCTTCACAATCGAGGTCAACCGTCGGCATCCCGGCTTCTGGCTGCTGATGATCCGAGTCGCCCCCGGAGTCTTCTGGCGCTGGGTTTGGTCCCGGCGCAAGGTGTTGCCGGGTTGAAGCGTAATCGATGCCCGCCCCTGCCCTGCCATGGGGACGTCATCGTCGAGTGGTTAGACTCACATCCGGGAGGTGCGTCGTGAGATCACGGTTTGCTCAGCCTGTACCGTCTGATGACCGGGAGCGCGGCGGGGACTGGCCCGACTCTCTCGACGCCGCGTGGGCCGAGGCTATGGCGGCACGCAAGGGTCGTCCGATGAGGATTGCGCTCATGGCGTGGTCGCCCGACGTAAACGTACCCGGGCCGCGCTGTGAGGCCCTGGCCTATGTCGGCACTGGCAACGGCGGAGAGGAACGGTATCGGGGTGCCGGTCCCACTCTCGCTGCTGCGGTCCGTACCCTGGCCGCAAAGCTGCGAGGCGAACGGTGAGCGAGCGAATCCGCCGTTGCCCTTTCTGCGACCGGCCCATCTTCAACAACGCACTCGTCGACCACGTCCCCGGCTGCGGCTGGCCGGACACGTTTGCCGCCCATGTGCAGGTCCTGAACGACGCCTTCAGCGACCAGACCGCCGAGATGGCTCGCCCCCTCGTCTGGCTCGCGGGCCATTATCCACGCCTGTTCACCGTCATCTGGCTGGCCTGCCTAGCCACCCTCGCGGCCATCCTCGCGGGCGTCATCTTCGGCTTGATCCCGACCCACTGCCCGGATGGTAGTCACGCGGTCGGGCTTCTCTGTCTCGGTCGGAACTGACCCGTATGAGCGCCGAGCCCACCGCCCGCGAGCTCGAAGTCTTCGCCGCTTTCCGCCACTGGCGTTCCCGCAAGCTGGCTGCCGCCGAGTTGGGGATCAGCGACGGAACGGCGGCCGTGCATCTGAAGCACCTTTACCGTAAGCGTCCGGACCTACGGGCATACCCCAAAATAAACGCGGGTATACCCCAAGAACGGCCCCCTAGTGGGTAGTTTCGCGATCTAATCGCAGCTACGCTCAGATGCTGTGAGAGCCGTTCGCTTCCTGCACGCATTGCAACCGGCGCACCAAGCCGTCGCGTCAGCGCTTGCGGACGTCTGTTCACACTCCTCCTCCCTCCGGCGGCTGGCCATGCCCGTGAGTGACCATGCGCTCATGGCCAGTGCGCTTCCCTGTGACGGAGGTGCCCCATGCACCGAACCGAGCCATGTTGAGGCGGCTTGCCACCGTCGTGGTCCTCGCTCTCTCGCTGGTCTCCGCACGGTCGCCGGGGTTGGCGCCAGATCCAACCCCGGCACCCGTTCCCTCTCCGACCGCGACGCCGATGGCTACTTCACTCTCGATCCCGACTACTTCTGCAATGGTTGCCAGTGCTACCACGCTGGCCCCCGTTGCTCTGATTACGTCGCCTATCCCAACTTCGCCCAGCCCCATCCCCCGCCCGCCGACTCGCAGCCTGATCGCTCCCGACCCGCCGCCGCCGACCGTGGCACAGGCGAAGGCGTGGGCCCGCGAGACGCTCGGGTCGGCCGAGTACGAGGCACTCGACCGGATCATCTGGAACGAATCGCGCTGGGACCCGGCGGCAGTCAATCCGCGTGGCGGAGCGTGCGGTCTCGGGCAGTCCTGGCCCTGCAGCAAGCTCTCGAGTGTCGTTCCGGACTGGCCGACGCAGCCGGTCGAGCAACTCCAATGGTTCATCGCCTACGGCGAGCACCGCTACGGGAACTTGCGCAACGCCTGGACCTACTGGTGCGCCCACGGCCGCTGGTGACGACGTGATCGAACTGATCTTCATTCTGGTCGGACTTGCTGGCCTGGCTCTCATATACCTTGCCGTCTGGCGCGAGGGGAACCGTGACGACGAATGAGCAGCGACCAATGGGACCCCGATGAGCAGGTCCGTGTCCGCGTCCGCTTCCTCGACGGCTCCAAGCCATCGTGGAGTCCGGTCATGACACGGCGCGACGCTGAACTTTGGCTCTCGTCCACGACTTGGCGGTTCTCCAAATTTCCGCCGATTGTGCCTGGTATCCGGCATCCCTGCTCGGCGGCAATCGTGCCGTGGAGCGACTCATGACGGCCCGGGCCACTCCGGGGGTCAGCGCCGATCGGCGCATCCCGGCGGCTTCTTCATTCGTCGAGGGCATCGCCGCCGTTCAGGGCGTGGTGACGCAACTGCGCGTCGACCTCAACGAACGCTTCGACAAGATCGACGGCAAGCTCGGCGGCGTTTGCGAGGACGTAGCGGAACTCAAGACAGCCCAGGCAGTCGACTCCGCCCGCGCAAACTGGGCCGCCAATGATCAGGCGGTCCGTGCAGACCAGGCCAACCGCCACGTTCTGTCATTTCGCTGGCGGGTCGGGATCGTGGTCGCCGCCGCTGGCGGTGCTGGCGGTGCCCTGCTCGCTCTCGTCAATCTCGTAGTGGGGCACTGACATGGCCGACTGGCAGTTCATCCTCGTGGTTCTGGCCGCAGTCTCCGGTCTCTGGTGCGTTGCCGTCTACCTCGACGAACGCGAGAACCGGAAGGCACGGGAACGGATGGCCAAGGCACTGAGGCCGCCCGCCGGCGGCTTCGGCGACCAGGAATATCGCCTCCGGGGCGATTACGGTGCCAACCTCGAAGTCAACACCTGCGAGCCCGATGAGAAGGAGCCTCTTCCATGACTGACATCCGACGCTCGCTCGGCGCTCTTCAGACTCCGCCCGAGATACTCGCTCGGGCTTGGCCTATCGAACTCGCCCTTGCGGCCGAGCCGGTCGCCGTGCCGACCTTCTTCCACAGCCCGCTTTGCGCGCACGGTACGCTCGACCAGGACGGTTTCGGCGCCTGCGTCGCATTCAGCGGCGACTACGTTCAGAGCGATCAGGAGGCGGGCGACCTCGCGGTCATCGACCCGCTGCACGCCTACGCCATCATCAAGGGCCTACCCTGGCCGCTCACAAGCCCGTCGCAGGACGCGAACCCGGGGCTCTATCCTCAGCAACTCTGGAGCTTCGTCAAAGCGAACGGCTGGCCGACGAAAGACGGCAGCGCTCCGCGCAAGAATGCCTCCTATCTCCTGATCGGCAAGCCGGGCAGCAACGCGACGTTCCTCGGCGCCTACCAGCAGACGCTGCTGCAGCCCGGCCCGTGCCAGTTCACGGCCGCCTGGCCGAACAACTGGTGGAACACCGACGCGCTGGGCTACATGCCGAGCCCCGGGCCGACCGATGGCGGCCATGCCTTCGAGGGCTGCGGCTGGGTCCCGTGCTCGACGTGCCGCTGCGGCTTGAACACCATCCATCACCAGACATGGGGCGCGTTCGGCCACGACCCCGCCTACCAGGACCACTTCCGGGTCCACGGAGACTGGTGGGACAGCCTCGGATGGGAAGCGTGGAAGGCGGTCGACCTGATCAACCCGACCCCCGTCGCGGTCCTCACCAGGACGGCCTTCGCCTCGCCGCGCCAGTTTGTCGTCCCGAAGGGCACGACTCTGGTCGGCTTCGACCCGAACTATCCCAACGGCCGGTTCGGCCGCCTGACGTCCTGGCCGTTCACGTCGAGCGCCCATGCCGATGCCGTCGTCTACGTCAACTGGCCCGGTTTCCCTGGCACCTCGGCCCCGTTCCCCCGCGGCGGCCCGTACCTCGAAGTGGTCGACGGCGTCTACGGCAAGACGGTCGCCCATCCGAATGGCCTGCTCGTCAATCAGGGGCAGGTCCGACTGATCTAGAAAGGAAGGTTGCCCGTGCTCTTCGGCAGACCAATCGCTCTCTGGGACCACCTGGTCCTAGTCGTCGCCGCAGCTATCGTCGCGGGCGCGGCATGGATGGGAGACAGCATCCCCGCCGCCGTCGTGTCGGCGGTTGTCGCCGTCGTCCTCGCCGCGCTCGGCATGCTCGCCAACCAGGCAGTGACGGGCACGATGCTCGGCCGCCGGCCGTAGCCATGCCGCGCTGGTTCCATCGTCTACGTGATCCCCTCAGAGAAGTCCTGAAAGGACGGGAAAGAGTCATGGCCGATCTCACCAAACTACAGGCGGACCTCGCCCAACTCGGCACCGACGTCGGCACGCTCAACACGGCCGTAGGCGTTCTTGTGGCCGGGGCGACCACGCAGGCTCAGGTCGATGCCCTGGACACCACCGTGACCACCATCGACGCAGCCGTGAACGCGATCACCGCGGCAGCGACACCAGTCGCACCGCCTGCCGTCTAACCCTTGAGCGACCTGGGCGGCCAGCGGCCGAGCCCCGATGGGGCCGCTGGACCGGAGCCGAATCGGGCGGCTAAGCGGAGGCAGCCGGGAGACGTCCCGGCTCTCCGCGTGTCTGACGTGGGGCGACTCTGATGCCCTACGCCCCGATGCCTGCATGTCTCGAGCCCCGCTGCCCCAACCGTGCCGTGCCGGGCGGCCGCGGCCGCTGCGCTGACCATCGCCAGAGCACGACCGAGCGCGGCTACGGGACGGCACACCAGCGCGAGCGCCGCGCCGCTCTTCCGGGCGCACGGTGCGAGGCATGCGGCTGCACCGACCCCTCCTGTCTCCAGCGTGATCACCGAGTTCCGGTCGGGCTCGGCGGTCCAGAGATCGCCTCGAACAAGCGCTGGCTCTGTCGGTCCGCCAGGCACCGCTGCCACGATCAGGTCGGCCTGCGGCGCGACTCCAAGGCCGTGGCATGACCGCCAGGTCCGCTCCCGCCCCCTGGCAGAACCGAATCGTGGGCACGGGCGAGGAAGCACCCGGCGACCTGATCGCCAACCCCGCCAACTGGCGCACGCATCCGACCGGGCAGCGCGCCGCCCTCCGAGGATCACTCACCGAGGTCGGCTGGGTCCAGCAGGTGATGGTCAACCGCCGGAGCGGGCACGTGGTCGATGGCCATGCCCGCGTCGAGGAGGCGCTGGCCCGCGGCGAGGCGACGGTCCCGGTGCTCTATGTCGACCTCGATCCAGAGGAGGAGGCGCTCGTCCTGGCGACTCTCGACCCGATCGGGGCGATGGCCACTCGGGACGATGCGAAACTCGCCGAACTTCTGGCCGGGATCTCGATCGACAACGAGGGCCTAGCGGCGCTGCTCGGTGACCTGCTTCCGCGGGGCCCGAAAGCCGGCCTCACGGACGCCGACGAGGTCCCCGAAGTCAAAGCGACGTCCATCAAACGCGGCGACTTGTTCGCGCTCGGAGACCACCGGTTGCTCTGCGGCGATGCGGTGAACCCCGGGGACGTCGCGCGGCTGCTGGGGGGGGGGCACTCCAATGTTGCTCGCGACTGACCCGCCATACGGCGTGGCGCTCGACCCGACTTGGCGCGACGGCGTATACAACGGCATGGGTCCCGCCGAGCGGCCGTACATGCGGATCGATGGCCCGACCGACGCCGATGACGTCATTCAAGGGCCCACGCGGCGCCACGGGCGAACGGAGGGCCATCGCAACACCACACTCAGCGGCGACACACGCGTGGACTGGTCGGAGGCTTTCGCTCTGGTCCCGAGCCTCCAGGTCGGCTACGTCTGGCACGCCGGCGTCCATGCCGCGGAGGTAGCCGTCGGCCTGGAGCGGATCGGCTTCGAGATCGTCGCCCAGATCATCTGGGACAAGGGATTGTTCGCCATGGGGCGGTCTTGGTATCACTGGGGCCACGAGCCCTGCTGGGCCGTGCGGCGTCCTGGCATCCCCAACCTCTTCGTCGGGTCCGACCACACCCAGAGCACGATCTGGCGGGCGCCGAGCCCGAAGATGATCATGAGCGGCTCCAAAGAGGAGAAGTATGACCACCCGGCCCAAAAGCCCGTCGTGCTCTTCGAGACCCCCATCGCCAACCACGCCGGCGACGTCTACGATCCCTTCATCGGCTCGGGCACGACGATCATCGCCGCCGAGCGGCTGGGCCGCCGTTGCTTCGCTCTGGAACTGGAGCCTCGCTACGCCCAGGTAACTATCGACCGCTGGCAGAACTTCACAGGGCGGAAGGCCGAGCACCTCGATGGGTAGCCGCGGGCCGACCAAGATGCCGACGGGCCTCAAGCTCCTCCACGGCGAGAAGCGCGAGTGGCGTCTGAACCGCGCGGCACCGAAGCCACGGTCCAACCGCCCCGTCATGCCGGCAGACATGAGCGAGGACGGGAAGCGCGTCTGGCGCCGGGTCATGCGGGACTTCGGCCAGACCGGGATACTCACGCGCGTCGACCTCGGCCTGTTCCGGGCTTACTGCGAGACCGAGGCGCGGCACGTCGGGGAATCGATCGCGCTCGCAAAGAGCGGCCCGCTCATCCACGGTGCCCGTAAGGGCGACCTGGTCAAGAACCCTCTCCATCAACTCGTCCGTGAGGACGCCCGCTTGATGCGCGACTTGGCCCGCGAACTCGGCCTCTCGCCATCGGCGCGCGAAGGCCTGACGACGCCAGCGACGGGCTCCGGCGATGCGACCCAGGACTGGCTGGACGATCACGGATGACGATCTCGACCCTCGCCCCGCGCGCCCGCCACAAGATGGTCCCGCCGCCCCCGGCAGATCCGGTCACTCAGTACGCCCTCGATGTGGTTGCTGGCCGGATCGTCGCCTGCCGTTACGTTCGCAAGGCCTGCGAGCGCCATCTGTCCGACCTAGCGACTGGCACCGAGCGTGGTCTGTGGTTCGACGTGAGACAGGCCCAGCACTCGATCGACTTCTACCATCTGCTCCACCACTACAAGGGCCGGGACGACCTGATCGTGCTGGAGGGTTGGGAGAAGTTCGTCATCGGCTCGGCCTTCGGCTGGATGCGGGCCGACGGTTCCCGGCGCTTCCGCAGCGTCTACCTCGAGGTCGGGTCGGGGAACGGGAAGTCGACGATCGCTGGCGGCGCTGGCCTGCGCCTAGCTTTCTTCGACGGCGAACCTGGTGGCGAGGTGTACTCGGCTGCCACCAAGCATCAGCAGGCAAAGATCCCCTGGACCGCCGCGATGCAGATGGTCGCCAAGAGCGCGAGCCTCCGAAAGCGGATCCAGATCAATGCCGACAGCCTCTCGCAGATCAGTTCGGCGAGCTTCTTCCAGCCGCTGGGGCGGGACTCCGACTCCGACCAGGGCATCCGCCCGAACGGCGCGATCATCGACGAGCTTCACGTCCACGACAGCCGCGACCTCCTCGACAACATCGAGAAGGCGGGCTCGACCCGGCGCCAGCCGATGGTCTGGAAGATCACGACCGCTGGCGTCAAGCGCGAGGGCGTCTGGTGGGAGGAGCGGTCCGACGCGATCGCCGTCCTCGAGGGCCGCGCCACCGACGACTCGATGTTCGCCATCGTCTACACGCTCGATGAGGGCGACGACCCGTTCGACGAGTCGGTCTGGCTCAAGGCCAACCCGAACCTCGGCGTTTCGGTGGGGCTCGACTTCCTGCGCGAGCGCGCTGCCAAGGCGAAGCGATCACCCGGCGCGATGGCCGCCTACCTGCGCTTCCACATGAATGTCCCGACGCAGCAGTCGACGAGGGCGATCGATCTCACGGCATGGGACGCTTGCGACGGCCGGATCGTGGACGAGGCCACGGGCGAACTCGAGACCTACGAGGAGTGGGCGGCGCGGCGGATCCCGAAGGGCGCGGTCGGCTTCGGCGGGCTCGACCTGGCCTCGGTCCGCGACCTGACTGCGGACGTCGACGTCTTCCGCCTCGAGGATGGCAAGGTCGCGGCCATCTGCGCCTTCTGGTGCCCAGAGGACGGTGCCCACGAGCGCAGCCGCAACGATGGCGTGCCATACGAGGACTGGATTCGCGACGGCTTCCTGGTCGCGACGCCCGGCAACGTGACCGACTATGACTTCGTCATCGAGTACCAGAAGGCGATGGCCGGGGAGCGCGAGATCCGAGAGACCGGCTTCGACCGATGGAACGCCACGCAACTGGTGACCGACCTGACGAAGGACGGCGCGACGTGCGTCCCGATCGCGCAGACCCACGCAGGCCTCGCCCCCGGCTGGCGGGAACTCGAACGGCTGGTCCTCGAGGGCAAGTTCGAGCACGGCGGCAACCCGATCCTGCGCTGGATGGCGGGTAACGTCGAGGTCGAGACCGACGCGGCCGGCAATCAGAAGCCGTCGAAGGCCCGATCCTCCGAGCGCATCGACGGCATCGTCGCCCTGAACATGGCCGTTTCCCGCCTGATCGTCTATGCCGCTGAAGAGGTGGTCGAGCCGTTCGTGATCGGGAGCTGGCGATGATCCAGCGTCGACGCACTCTGCTAGCGCTCGCGCTGACCATCGCCAGCGGCCTGCTCGTGGTCGTCGGCGTTGCCCTGGTGTACCTGCCCTGGGGCCTGATCTGCGCCGGCCTCCTGCTGTTCGGGGCCCTGCTCCTGGACTTCGACGCGCTGCTCGCGTCAGGGCCAGGACACCTCGCTCCGAACCCAAGTCGGAAGAAGTAGCCCATGCCTGCTCTGATCCGTTCCCTTCTTCCGGGCCGCCGGCAGGCCTCGCTCTCCTTCGAGGAGTGGGTGTCCTGGTTCAGCCCGGACAACATGCAATTCCTGCTCAACACCACGATGACGGGCGACCGCGAACAGGTGCAGCCGACCTTCATCGGCTACGTCGCTGGCACCTACATGCGGAACTCGGTCGTGTTCTCCTGCCTGGCGATCCGCGCCCGACTCTTCTCCGAGGCCCGCTTCCAGTTCCAACAGCTCCGAGGCGGGCGGCCGGGCAACCTCTTCGGGACGCAGGACCTCTCCGTGCTCGAGCATCCCGAGAACGGCAAGGTGACAGGCGACCTCCTGACCACGGCCATCATCGATGCCGACCTAGCTGGTAACTCGTTCAACCTGGGGCGGTCCACCGCGATCCGCCGCTTGCGCCCGGACTGGGTCACCATCGTCTACGGCACGAAGGGCAGGGCCACCGAACTCGGTGGCTGGGATCCCGATGCCGAGGTCCTCGGCTACGGCTACCACCCGGGCGGCCTTTCTTCGGGCGAGACGGTCCAGACCTTCATGCCGAACGAGATCTGCCACTTCGCCCCTCACCGGGATCCGCTCGCGCGCAACCGGGGCATCAGCCTGATCACCTCCGCGCTGCGCGAGATCATGGCGGACACCGCAGCCACGAGCCATAAGTTGGCCTTCTTCGAGAATGCAGCGACCCCGAACCTCGCCCTGAAGTTGCCGCCGAACCTCAACCGCGAGAAGGCGGCCGAGTGGGTCGAGCTATTCGAGCAGGACCATCGCGGCGCGATGAACGCATACCGGACGCTGTTCTTCGGCGGCGGTGCCGAGCCGGTTCCCGTAGGGAGCAACTTCCAGCAGATGACCTTCGGCGAACTCCAGGGCAAGGTCGAGACGCGCATTGCGGCGCTCACCGGCATGCACCCTGTCGTGGCTGCGCTGTCGGAGGGGCTGAGCGGCTCGTCCCTCAACGCTGGCAACTTCCAGTCCGCTGCCCGCCTAGTCGGCGACGCCACGCTTCGCCCGCTCTGGCGCAATTTCTCCGGCTCGATGGAGACGCTGATCCCGATCCGCCCGGGCACGCGCCTCTGGTATGACGACCGCGACATCGCCTTCCTGCGTGGCGACGCGAAGGATCGCGCCGACATCCGAACGCAGGAGGCCAACCAGATCGCGACCCTTGTCAACAATGGCTGGGCGAAGGCCAGCGTCATCGACGCCGTCACGGCGGACGGGGATTGGGGCCAACTCGTAGACACTGGTCTGACCTCCATCCAGTTGCAGCCTTCGCTCACCGCGCCGGCGGGCAGCGCGGACGCTATGCCCACCGGCCTGGGCGCGCCTCGGCAGCCGGCGGCCGAGATCGGCTCGCTCCTACGCTCTGGCTACACGGCCGCGAGCGCCGTCGACGCCGCCGCCATCGAGGCCCTGCTTGCGGGCGACGGGGGTCGGCTTCACTCGTTGGGCGTCAGCGCCATCAACCTCCGGAGCCCCCTGGCCGCAGGCCCGTACCTGGTCAGCAGCTATCGCGCCGCCACCGTGCGCGCCATGACCACATTCACGGCCGGCGGCGGACCGCTGACCGACGCAAGGGCTGCCCTCGTCCTGGGTATGTGGGATGGCGAGGAAATCCAAGTGGGCGACACGTTCAGCGCGAACCACCCGGTCGCACGTGCTTTCCCCTCGTTGTTCGAGCCAGCCGACCAGGAGACGCCTCCACGTCGTCCGCAGGTCCAAGTGGTGTCGCGCGACGAGGTCGTCGCGGCGCGCACACGGCTGCTGGCCGCAGGTCGCCCAGCAGGCTATGAGTCGCTGGCGCGCGAGTTGAGCGTGTCGCGCGAGACGGTCCGACGAAGGCTGGCATCTGGCGCAGTCTGAGGCGGCCGCCACCTGCGGGGAGGCACTTGGGCCAGCCGGACCCGCTCTAGGAGTCTCAGTCGGGCGGGGCCATAGAACCAAGTGAATTCCAGGAGCGCCGGCCCGGGGACGCAGACCACGACGGATGGTCCAGACACCTCGATGGCCAACTCCCGCAGAGCATCCTCGCGCAGTTTGCGAAGATCCCGGCGCCAAAAGGACCTCGGTCCCTCCCACCAGAGCTGGCGCGAAACAGCGACCGTGACATAGGCGCTGCGCGTCATCTTCTCGCTCATCCTTTGCCTCGCAGTTTCGCCGCCAACTAGGCCAGAGACCAGCGAGGATTCTCCCGGACCACTCGGCGGGAAGACGATCCGGGCCGGGATGGACGCCTGGCGACATAGTCCTCAGCCTCGCGTCGTGTAGTAAAGCTGGCCTCGATGTGGTCGGCGGCTGGTTGCCATTCGGGACCGGGAATGAAAACCACCCACCATCGCCGACGGGCTCGTTCGCGGTCCTTGGCCGGGTCGCCCGCGGGCGTCTGGAATTGATCACTCATCCCGTCCTCCAGACGAAACGCCCGGCCTCCGGGTACTGGCCGACGACCGGGCATGAGAAAGCGGCTCCAGTACAGCCGGTCACCCCATTATAGGCCAGCGCCGCGCAGTTGAGCAGGCCGACACCCCGCAAATGAACAGCCTGCACATCTTGACCTGCGCACCCCGACACACCCCAGGCTCGCTCCATGCCAAAGATCACCGCGCCCACTCCTTGGCCGGGTGCATGCGCTGACTGCGGCCATCCCTATGTCTGCAACTGCGACGCGTGCGCCTGTCCCTCCCACGCCATCCAAAGCAATCCCACTACGGCCAGCGCCACGCGCATCGGCCGCGCCGTGGTCTCGCTGGTCCAGAAAGAGAACGCCCGTCTAGCTGCGGACCAGCCAGAGGACCTGCCAGCACGCGCGATCCCGCCCCACCACACGGCCACCTCGGACGATCCGTGGGAAGACCAGTCGAGCCGGATCCCGGACGACGCATGGTCCCAGGCCAAGTGCGAGGCGCTGTTCGCCTACTTCGCTGGCGGCAACCCCGAGGTCAAGAGCAACTACGCCTACGAGCACCACTTCGTGAACCAGGACGGCTCGATCGGTGCGGCCAGCACACAGCACTGCTCCGACCACATCGGCGTCCTCAACGGCGGCCGCGCCGGCCCTGGCTCGATCAGTGAGACCAACCGCCATGGCGTGTGGGACCACCTTGCCACACACCTGCGCGACGCGCACAAGGGCGAGGAGGACTACGAGCCGCCACCCCTGAAGGGCACGAGCATGCCGGTCTTCAGAAGCCTGGCTGACTACCAGACGCGTCGCCGATACAGCCACGTGCTGCAGCGCGTCTTCGATGTTCCCTGGGCGCTCGAGCCGAGCAAACTGCGCGAGGTCGCGGCCGTCGTCTCGTTCCGGGCCAATGGCGGCCATCTTGGCTCGGAAGAGATCGAGCGCCGCCTCGCCGCAGCCGCTCAGTTCAACGGTGATCGCACCGGCGGCGGCACGGTTGGCCCGGTGGCGATCATCCCGATCTACGGCACGATCAGTCAGCGCATGTCCTTGATGACCGACATGTCCGGCGGCACCAGCGTCGAGGCGCTGCGCGCCGACCTCGACGATGCCCTGGCCGACAAGTCCATCGCCGCGATCGTCTTCGACATCGACTCGCCGGGCGGATCGACCGACGGCATGCCCGAGTTCGCCGCGTATCTGCGATCAGTCCGAGGCAAGGGCAAGCCCATCGTGGCCTGTGTCAACACGCTGTGCGCCTCGGCCGCCTATTGGATCGCCTCGCAGTGCGACCGGATCATCTGCACGGCTTCGGGCGAGGTCGGCTCCATCGGCGTCTTCGCGGCGCATGAGGATGACAGCGAGGCCCTCGAGATGCAGGGCGTGACGATCACGCTCGTCTCGGCTGGCCCATACAAGACCGAACTCTCGAGCTACGCCCCCCTCTCCGACGACGCGCGGGCCAACCTCCAGGACCAGATCGACACCTTCTACGGCATGTTCCTTGGCGACGTCGCCAGGGGCCGCGGGACCACTCCCGAGGCGGTCGCGGCCGGGTACGGCGGCGGCCGAACGCTGCTCGCGGCCAAGGCCAAGGCCGCCGGAATGGTCGACGGCATAGACACGCTCGAGGGCACGGTTCGCGCTCTCCTGCCCAAGGCCACGGACGCTCGCACGGCTTCACGCTTCGCGCCGGGCGCCCTGGCCTACATCCACCAGGGCGAGGCCGTCCTGGCACCAGCGGCGATTGCCGCACCCACCCGACGCTCCGACAGGGAGTGGAACCAGCGAATGCAGAGGAGACACCGGCGATGAACGACATCGGATCGCTTCGTGGCCTCGACGCCTTCAAGGCGGCCGATGCCGAGCTGCGCGACAGAGTCAAGGAGCTCGACGCCCTCGCGGACGGCAAGCCCTTCACCGAGGCGCAGCGCCAAGAGTACGAGCAGATCATGGGCAAGGGCGGCCTGCTCGAGCAGTTGGGCGCCAGCATCGACGAGCTGGAGATTCGTTCGGCCGACATCAAGCGCTTGGCCGGCGACCAGGGAATCAGCGCCGAAGGCCCCGCGTTCCCGCTCTTCAACGTTAAGCCTCGCGTCCCGGAGAACGTCCACGACCTGGCGGCATACCGCAAGCAGGTCAGTTCCGTCGATGAGCTTCCGAAGGCCTACCTCGACGGTGCCAAGCGCGTCATCGAGAAGATCAGCTTCCCCTCGGCCCAGACGAGCGCCGAGGCAGACCGCTTCCGGACGGCCGTCGAGCGGCTGCTCATCAAGCATGCCGACCAGGAGCACGGCTGGGTCAGCCGTCACGTCCTCGGCACCAGCGATCCGCTGTACCAGGAAGCGTGGGCTCGCTACGCAACCGGCGGCCTCGGCGCTCTGAACGGCCGGATGCAGGCTGCCCTGCAGACCTACACCGGCGCGGACGGTGGCTACGCTATCCCGTTCACGATCGACCCGACCTTCATCCTGACCAACGTGGGCGCGGCCTGCCCGATGCGGCAGACCAACCCCAAAACCGGCCAGCCCCTCGCCCGGATCGAAACGATCGTCACCAAGGCCTGGGAGCCGGTCGCGACCGCGGGCGTGACGGCCTCCTATGCGGCATCTGAGGTCACGGCGGCCTCCGACGTCGCGCCGGCCGACTTCACGGACCTGACCGTGACTCCGGTCCGGGGCCAGGTGCTCGTCCAGTTCACCGCCGAGTACCAGGAGGATTACGGCGCCGCCGCGATCTCCAGCGAGCTCGGCCGGATCATCGCGGATGCCAAGGACGTCCTCGAGGCCAACAAGTTCATCACGGGCTCGGGCACCAATGAGCCCTGGGGCCTCGTCGCTGCGCTGATCGCGAACGGCACCAGGGCGGTAACCACCGGGACGTTCGATCTGGATGCCCTCGACACCCAGGAGTTGACCTTGGGACCGCGCTTCCGCAATGGCGGGCGCGCCGCTCACATGGCCAACCTCGGCATGCTCCAGAAGTACCGCCAGTTGGGCGTCGCGGGCCAGCCGGCGAACAGCATCTACGACCCGCTCTCCGCGACCCTGCACGGCTACCCGGTGTTCGAGGCCTCCTACATGGACGCCACCTTCGCCGGAACGCCCAGCAAGACGAACTACGACGTCTTCGGAGACTTCGCCACTGGCTACGTGGTCGTCGACCGCCTCGGTCTGGCCACGGAGTTCATTCCTCAGATGTTCGATGGCTCGGGCAACGTGCTCGGGCAGCGCGGCATCTATTGCCGCTGGCGCACCGGTGCCAGGCTCCTCGTCCCCAACGCCTTCGTGCTCGCGGCTCACAGCTAACCGAGCAGCTAACTGAACGCGGGCGGCGGCCCCCCGGCTGCCGCCCCACCGTTCGGAAAGGGAACAGGGCCGATGGCCGAGAAGCTGATCCGGACAGAGTTCGGGCTGTATCGAGCCCGAAAGACCTTCCTCGTGGGCGGCAACATCTGGGTCCGCGAGGGCGACACCATCGTCGAAGGGCACCCGATCCTGCGCAGGCATCCGGATGCCTTCGATCCGTTCGAACCCACCTTCGGACCCAAGCCACAGCCGGCCGCCTCACCCGCGCCCGCGCCTGAGGCAAGGGCCGTGACGCAAGAGACCGTGGCCGCATCAGCGGATCCCGAGGGCGCGATCCGGTCGGCGGTCTAAGTCGATGAACGATGCATGGCGCCTCGTCCGTATCGGGCGGGGCGTCGGCGTCTTTGGAGAGCAGACGTGGGCCAGCAAGTCAGCTTCGTAATCTCGGATCCGGACACGCTGCTGACTGCCTATGGCGCAGGCGCGCTGCTCCGGGTGGAGTCGGCTGAAGCGAACACGGGGCCATGGGCCGAAGTCGCGACCGCCGCCCTCGTGTCTGGGACCTACCTCTACGCCATAGACGACGAGACTGCCACCGGGCACCCTGGTGCCTGGTATCGCTCGCGCGTCTCCGACGCCGCTGGCTCCTCGTTCTCCGATTACTCGGCAGCGTTCGAGGCTGGCGTAGTGCCAGCCCTGCTCAGCGTCGCCAGTCTTCGGCAGGTCATCCGCTCCGAGTTGCCCGATGAGGCGCTGCAGTTCTACCTCGACTCCGAGCAGGAGGCGATCGAGAAGGCCGTCGGTCCGCTGGGGAGCGTCACCGAGCTGTACATGCACTCGGCCCAGCGTCGCGGTGGCGATCTCCTGATGCTCCACAACCGGGCCTCCAGCGTCCAGCAGGTCATCGACTGCGACATAACGCTGGAGCCCGCCGACTACGTCCTGTCGCGGACCGGGCTCGTGATCCGGCGACTCAACACGGGTCCGAACCCGGCGTGGGGCTGGGGCGGCTGGGGCTTCGGCAACCCCTTCGGCTTCGGCTATTGGTATCCGAACCAACTGATCACCGTGACGTACACACGGTACGACGACACGCTCAGCCGGAAGCGGGTCCAACTGCACCTCGTGAAGCTCGACCTCAACTCCGTCCCCGGCCTCCAGGGCCAGACCGTGGGCGAGTGGAGCGAGAAGTACCCGGTCCGTGCGGGCTTCGGTCTCGAGGACGAGCGGCAGGACATCCTGGCGGCCCTGCGGACAGACGAGGAGGTCGTCGTCTACTGATGCGCATCGACATCGGCGGCGGCCTAGTGACGCACGAAGGCTTCACGAACCTGGACCCCATCCACGGCCAGGGCGTCATGCAACGCCGCATTCAGGACGGCATCCCGTACGAGCACGACTCGGTTGAGGCGGCGCGCTGCTCGCACCTCATGGAACACGTGCCAGCTGGCCCCGAGCGGATCGCCGCGTTCAATGAGGTCTGGCGCGTCCTGGAGCCTGGCGGCACGTTCGAGGTCATCGTGCCGCTCTTCCCGTGCTGGGGCGCGATCGCCGACCCGACCCACGTCAGCTTCTGGGTCCGCGAGTCCTTCGACTACTTCACCGGGGTCATGGTTCCGAATGCCGAGTACGGCATTCGCCTCTGGGAGATGGTCGAGTGGACTACCTGCGAGGCGCCGTGGGGGACTGAGGGGCATGCCGTGCTGAGGAAGCCGCGATGAGGATCCTCTATCCCTACGTCACGTCCTTCCCTGAGGCGGTCGCCGCGCTCCCAGCCGGAGCGGAACGCATTCACCTCGCTGCCTGGGACGTCGAGGCGTACTGGCGTCTCTTGCGTGAGGCATGGCAGTCGGGCGAGGACTTCTTGATCATCGAGCAGGACATGGTTCTGCCGGTGGGTACGGTCGCGGGCTTCGAGGCTTGCCCGCGCGAGTGGTGCGGCCTGCCCTACTTCATGCACGGGGGCTGGGGCTGCTGGCATGGCGTCGTCCGTTACCGGGCCAGCTTCACCCAGCGCCTACCGAACCTGCCGGACGAAATCAAGGCCCGCCATTGGGAGTCGCTCGACTCAGCGTGGATCAATCACCTCCGCCTCGCCGGCTGGAATGAAGCCCACTGGCACTGGCCGCCGGCCCGGCACATGAGTACGCGCTCGCCGGAGCGGGCCAGCCACATGAAGTGCCCGGCGTGCGGAACCGACATTCGGCCCGCGATCGGCCAGGAGATCGCCGCGCTGACGGACGGTGGCCCGTTCGCACAGTACCGCGCCACCCTGCGCCTGACCATGACGGCGGACGTCCTATGAGCGTCGCGGCCGTGGCGATGATGCGCAACGAGGAAGACGTGGCCGAGTATGTCGTCCGCCACATGCTCGATGAATGCGACCTGGTCATCGTGGCCGACAACAACTCGACCGATCGGACGCTGGACATCCTCTATCGCCTGATGCCCGGCCACGCGCTTCTGGTAGAAACCGAGCCTCACGTCGCTTATCTGCAGCAAGAGACGACCATGCGGCTAGTAGCTCAGGCGAGCGCGATGGGAGCCGATTGGATCGTCCCCTTCGATGCCGATGAGTGGTGGTTCTGCCCGTCCGGCCAGCGGATCGCCGACGTCCTGCCCTCGTATACTGGCCACGCCGTGCCCGCCGGCTCGTGGGAGATGGTGCCCCAGCCGAGCGACGATCCGAACGAGATCAATCCCTTCCGGCGCATCGTCTGGCGGCGTCGCTACTCGAACCAGCGGAAGGTCGTCTGGCGCCCCAGACCGTGGAACGTCCCCACGGTGGGCAACCATGCGCTCGAAGGCGAGCCCCCGTCTAGCGAGGTGGTCGGCGCGGCCAACTTCAAGGGCCAGCCGATCGTCCTCCGCCACTACCCGTACCGGACCTTCGAGCAGACGCGTGCCAAGGTCCGCCACGGCCGGGCCGCCCTGGAGGCCACGCCGTATCCCGCTGGCACCGGCTTTCACTGGCGGGAGCTCGGGGCGATGGACGACGAGGCCCTGCATCGCTGGTGGGTCGAGTGGACCGCGCCGATGGATCTGGTGAAGGCATGAGCAGCCTTGTCGTCTGCACGCCGTCCCGTGGGCTTATCCATTCGCGCACCGTCGAGGCTGTCCTGGCAAACGTGGCCGATGTACAGGCGCGTGGCCACGACTTCCGCGGCTGGGTATTCAGCCACGATTTGCCGATACCGGACTGTGACGAAGCCATCGTCGAGAAGGGGCTCGCAACGGGAGCTGAGGTGCTTCTCCTGGTCGAGGAAGATGTGATCCCCCCCGCAGACGCCCTGAAGCGCAGTCTGGCGCTCCTGGACGAGGGCTGGGATGTTGTGGCGGTCGATTACCCCGTTGGTCGAAGCGGCTGGGGCTGCCTGGTACGCGATCCCAAGGGCGACATCGAATGGTGCGGTCTCGGATGCACCCTGATCCGCCGGGAGGTGTTCGAGAAACTGCCTCGACCCTGGTTCAGCTCCGACTACCAATACGTCGATTTCCACAAGGGCAAAGGCTGGGAGAGGTTCGCGAGTCCGCCGGACAACCGCCGCCGGTGGGGGGGGCAGGATATCTACTTCTGTATGAACCTCCGCGCCGCTGGCTTCCGCATCGGCCAGGTGCCAGACATGATCGCCGGGCAGGCCTTCGTGGAGCGGCTCGGCCTTCCGGGGACGAATGTTGGCATGCACAAGATCAGCATCCTGGATCGCATTCTTCAGCAGTACCCGGGCCCGGTGGAGCCATGAGCATCGCACAGGGCCTCCGACAGTTGCTTGTCATCGAGCGCGCCTATGACCGCATGATCGCGGGCACGCCGCCTGTTGAGCAACTGACCGACTACGGCCATCCGATCCGGGACTGGGTAGCGCTGGAGGATCCAGAGCCCATCGACCCCGCTAACCCGACATGGCAGATGGGCTCCATCCAGGCGCTCAAGGCAACTGAGGTACCGCTGTTCAGCCAGGGCGGCGCCCAGGACATCTGGGCGCGGATCTTTCTGCTGCCCGACGTCGACGTGATCACGGCGGATCGCATCCACCTCAACACCGACACGGCCGGCCCGTATTGGGAGGTCAGCGGCGTCGTGGATCCCGCCGGCCGCAGCCACCATCTACAGCTCGACTGTAAGCTAGTGAAGTAAGCCGATGCCGTACAAGACGCGTGAGGAAAAGAATGCTCAAGCCGCTCGGTACCGCGAGGCCAACCGAGAGTTGCTCCGCGAGCGGTCGCGCCTATATCGTTCGGCCCATCCCGAGGCCGTGGCGGCGGGAAATGCCCGATGGTATGCCGAACACGCCGAGGAGCAGCGCGCAAAGGGGCGCGCGCAGAGTCGGGAATATCGGCTATCTCACAGGACTGAGGTTCGCGAGACTGGCCGCCGTTGGTACGAAGAGAACAAAGAGCGACGTCTAGCGGTCGCTCGGCGATGGCATGAAGAGCACGCTCCCCGGGCTGCCGCACTGGGAGCCGCCCGCAATGCCAACGTCAAGGCTGCTCGACTGGGCCAGCCGGATCGTCTGGCAGCGGACGAGGTTGAGGCTCTCTGGAGTGCCCAACCGACGTGCCAGAGTTGCGGTCGCCCTGTTCACGGGCTTGACCATATCGTCGGGTTCGAGCGGGGCGGCTCCAATACGCGTGCCAACATTCAGAACCTATGCCCTCCTTGCAATACGGCGAAGTCCAACCGTGAGCGTCGCGGTGAAACCCGGAAGGTCGCCTGACGATGGCGATTTCGAAGGCTCCCTCCGCCAAGGTCCTCGCCAACCGGGCCGCCGCGATCGTCATGAACCAGGCCGCACTGGACGCGGCCGGCCTCGGCATCGCCGACGGCCTCTTCGCGCTCGGCAATCAGATCATCGCCGACGCCGCCAGCCGTGCGCCCAAGGACGCTGCCGAGGCCGCCAAACGCGGCGTCCCGATGATGGCGGACACCGGCCACTGCGCCGTGTGGGCGATGGGCAAGCTGGTCGCGGGCGACTCGTCGCTGGCCGCCTCATCGCAGAAGCCCCGCGGCCTCAAGGTGCCAGCCGATCAGATCGTGCTCGTGATGTGGTTCAGTTCGCCGCTCGCCCACTTCGCTGAGCACGGCACCGTCAAAGAAGCTCCCCGGCCGTTCTTCCTCCCGGCTGTCAATGCGGGGATCCCAGGCACCGGTAAGTTCGTCCTCCCAGCGATGGCGGCTCGTATCGCCGGCGGCGCAGCCCGGGCGACGGTCACAGCCTCTGGCGGGACGAGAAAGCAAGGCAACATCGCCGCCGCCAAGGCTCGCAAGACCGCCTGGAACAAGGCGCTCCGATGATCTCCTCGCCCCTGACGAGTGCGGTCGCCGAACTCAATGCCGACGCGGGCATCCGCTCGCTCAAGGCTCCGGTTCGGGCCAACGAGCCCGCTCCGGGCGATGCCAGAGGGCCGAGCGAATACCAGCGTTTCATCGTCGTCAACTGGCTCGATGGCATGCCACGGCGCCGCCTTCCGATTCGGATGGTGGTGCTCGGCGTGCGCTCCTATGGCACGACCCCGGCAGACGCCGAGGCGATGGGCATGGCGGTCGAAGCCGTCTTCCACGACAAGGGTGCGCGGATGGCGGCGAGCGGGCTGGGAACGTGGCACAGCTATGTGTCGGCGTCCGGCCCGGAGACCGACCCGGACACCCGACAGCCCCTCTGGCACAGCACCATCGAGTACCCGGTCACGCGGACCGAAATCGCAACCTAGCGCCGCTGGCGCAACCGATCCGCCCTGAATGCGAGTGGGGGCGGTGAGGCAAACCCCTCTCGCGGGGAGTCGCAAATGCCAATGACGATCACGGCCGAAGATGTCTTCTTCGGACCGCCCGACAGCCTCCAGTACAACAGCATCGAGCTGGGCGCGTCCGAGGACCCGGCCAAGCTCGTCATCACGGTGACCCGGTACGAGCCCGAGTTCCAGGGCGCCGTGGGCCCGCTCAAGGGTCTGACCCGCATCACCAAGATCAAGGCCGAACTCAGCACGAAGCTGAACGAGTTGGCGCTCTCCAAGCTCCAGGCGGCCTTGCAGAACACCAGCACGGCCAGCGTGGCGGGCACGCCGTCCATGACGAAGCTCACCCAGAGCATCGGCGTCGTGCTGACCGCCGACCATCACGACGTCGTGATGAAGGCCACTGGCCCGGACGGCCAGCCCTGCACGGTCACTCTGACCGACGCACTCCAGACCGGCAACCTCACCTGCGAGTTCGGCGTCACCATGACCGCCGGCACGCCTGTGACCTTCACGGCCTACGGCGACCCCGCCAATCCCACCCTGGCCCCTTACAGCATTGAGCGCTTGACGGTATGAGCGCGAACGAGGAGGAGGTCATCCGCGGCCTCCTCCCCTTCACCGTTAACGGCGAAGAGCGCCTCGTGCCGGAGCTTAAGTGGCGTGCTAACCGCGAGTGGCAGGAGCGGCTCGAGGCCGGGATCATCGCCCTGGCCAATACCCGCACTGACACGCCAGAGGGCGTCCGCGCTATGTCCGACACCGAGCGCGAACTCGTGCTGGCCTACGACCAGACGCATGCCCTGGGCGACCTCGAGGACGCGACCGAGCGGGACATCGACGTCATCTATGACCGCCTCCTAGAAGTGGCCTACCCAAAAACCTCCAGCCAGACGGCCCTCGTTCTGACGATCATCCGCCGCGCCGTGGAGTCAGCCTCGCAGAACTCCTCGAGTGGGCCCTTGCCGTCTGGCACATCTGTCCCGACGACCTCGAGCAAGCCTTCACCTACCGCCAGATCCTCCTCTACCACCAGGCGGCGCAAACGCGCATAGCCAAGGAACAGCGTGACCGAATGACCGAGACCTACGCGGCGACATTGGACGCGAACATGCGGGCACCCGTGCCGGTGTACGGAGTGACCGTGTCTCAGCATGATCTCGAGCCGCCGTGGTATCTGCCGCCCGCACCTCCGCCCAACAAGGCCAGGGGCCGAGCCCAGATGCAACGCCTCGCTCGGCTCGTTCCGGGTTCAGTGAAGGGCTACGACGCATGAGCGCTATCGCAGACATCTTCGCGAGTGTCCGTCTCCAACTCGACACCGGGCAGTTCCAGACCGACGCCGTAAGTGCCGCGAACTCGGCTGGCAAGTCCGCCGGCCAGACGATGGGCGAGCAGCTCGGCTCGAAACTGCGGAGCGCCATGGGCTCCGCAATCGGCGCGGGTGCCGGCGCTCTGTTTGGAATCGCCATCCAGCAGGGCGCAGCACTCGACGCCGCCACGCAGAAGCTCGCGGCGGACACTGGCCTAACGGGTCAGGCGCTCGCCCAGCAGAGTTCCGCCATCGACTCGATGTATCGGGGCAACCTCCAGTCGATGGACTCGGTCGAGGCCTCGCTGGCAGAGGTCATCAGCGGGTTCAACCTGTCCGGGCAGGCGGCCGACGACCTCACTCAGAAGATGCTGACCTACGAGACGGCGACTGGCCAGGATGCCCAGGCCGTGACTGCGCTCAAGATGGTCACCGATGCGTGGAACCTGACCGCTGCCGACGAAGGCACGATCATGGATCAACTGGTGGCGAGCCACCAGAAGTACGGGACCAGCGTCTCTGATGACCAGACGTCCCTCCAGAAGATGGCACCCGCGCTAACCGCAATGGGCATGCAGTTCTCCGACGGCGTTGACCTGCTCAACATGTTCGCCGCCGCCGGCATCGACGCGAGCAAGGCCCCCACGGCATTGAACACGGCCATCAAGCAACTCAAGCCGGGCCAGACGCTCAACGACCTCATCAGCCAGATCAGCTCGATCCAAGACCCGCTGCAGCGTGCGCAGGTGGCCGCAAAGGACTTCGGCACCCGTGCTGGTGCGCAGCTAGCCGATGCCCTCAAGCCCGGGATTACCAGCCTCGACCAGTTCCAAACATCGACCACCGACACGCAGGGCGCCACCGACAGGGCGGCCGATGCGATCAGGAGCGATTGGGGCAATCAGTTCACGCTCCTCATGCACAACATCGGCGGCGCTCTGGCTTCCGTCAGCCAGAGCTTCGGTCCGCTCCTGATAATCGGCGCTCAGATGACGCCGAAGATCGCGGCCGGGTTCGGCAGTCTCGCCGGGGCGCTCATCCCGAAGATCGCCGAGCAACTTGGCCTGACGCTTCCGACCTGGCTAGGCGGCGGAGCGGCGGCCGGCGGCGCGGAAGTTACCGGGACTGCTGGCGCCGTCGCGGCGGGCGGGCCCGCAGTCGCTGCGGCAGTCATGACCCAGACGCCGGAGGTAGCAGCGGCCGGCACAGAAGTAGGCGCGGCGGCAGGGGAAGCGGCGGTAACGGCGGAGGCAGGAGCCGTAGCGGCTGGTGGCGCGGAGGTGGCGGCCGGGGCCGAACTGGCCGGGCCCGAGATCGCCGGAGCGGGCGCTGGCATCGGTGCCCTGCTCGGCGGCGCGATCGCCACAGCTGCGACGGTGGCAATCGGAGCCGGGATCCTCGCGGCGGGCGCCTACGGGATCGGCTGGCTGCAGGGCCAGATACAGAACATCTTTGGCAGCGGAACGACGCAGAGCAACCTCCTCTCCTGGAACGGCCTGGGGCCGCAGGAGTATCAGCAGAAGCTCCTCGCACTACAGCAGGGTTCGCCGGGTGTTCTCACGCCCACGGTCACGCCCGCCGTGCCGAACTACGGGGCCACCTTCAGCGGAAGCGCCGTCGCCTTGGCGGGTCAGAAGCCAGCCATCACCGCCGCCGCGACGGACGCCTTCAGCGGTGTCGTTCCAGCGGTTCAGGCCACGATGGACGGCACGAATACGACCATCAGCCAAGGTACCGACGCGGACGTGGCCCTGATCAAGAGCAGCCGGTCAGCTCTTTCCGGTGCCTGGTCAGAGGCGCTCACTGCGGTCACGGACGAGGCGACGATCAGCTATCGCGAACGGGACGCGCTTGACGCGCTCAACGCGACGAAGAAACAGGTCAACGATAAGAAGACCTATGCGAAGCTGACGCAGGCCCAGAAGGACGCGCTCCAAGAGCAGTACTACACCCAGCAGTCGGCCTACATGACGCTGCTCGAGGAGGACTCGCAGTACGGCACGAGCGCTCAGCAGGCGACCAAGCTCAACGGGCTGCTTCAGAGCCAGGCCATGAAGGACGGGCTGGCCAGCCTCGATCCGAACGTCGTCACGATGTGGCAAGCGGTCCAGAGCGACACTCAGACGGCGCTGGACCACCTCACCGGCACTGTGAGCACGGGTGGCAACGCGGCCGGTAGCGCCTACGGCACCGGCTTCACCGACGGCATCGCCGCTGGCATCGCCAACGGGACCTGGGCAACCTCACTCCTCAACAGCGCCTCGCTCACGATGCAAGGTGCTCTCGCAACCTGGCACCTGCCCGGCGGCAGCAGCGAGAATTCGAGCGCGTCCGTGGCACCGGCGCCTGTGGCACCAAGGATCAAGCAATTCGCCACCGGCACGCCGTTCGTGGCCAGCGACCAGCTCGCCTACATCCACAAGGGCGAGGCAGTGATCCCAGCCGGCCAGAATACGGGCGGCTTCGGCGGGCTCACGATCGGCACGATCCAGCTCACCCTCACGGGCAACCCGGACCGGGCGGCGGCTAAGAGGTTCGCCGTCATGGTTCACGACGAGATCGCCGAGGAGATGCAGAAGCAGAACTCCAGGTTCAGTTCATACAGCGGGATACGGCCATGAGCAGCTCCGGCTTCGCCCTCGGCCCGATCGACCCGATCTGGGTCGAGGATGGCAAGTACTCGGGTTTCGAGCATCCGCCGTTCATCACCCTCGTCGGCATCATCAGCGACGGGACCTCAACCGAGAACGAGGTCATTCAGTCCGGGTCCTTACCGCGCCGGCAGGCGACGGTGACGTTCCCCTGGGTCACCGATGCCGATTGGGCCACGATGAGCGGCTACCACGAGACCGTCACGCCGGTCACCTGGGTCGCGCCAGAGGAGACGCTCACCGTGATCGTGATGGAACTCAAGCCGACCCAGATCGCGCCTGGCCTCTGGACCGTGGACGCCACGCTGGTCGAGGACTGACGTGCAAGGGCTGTCCAGCGGTCTAGAGGAGATCCTCGTCTCCAAGTTCATGGCCGGTGCCAGCGGCTTTCACGCGCTCGTGGAGATCGAGGGCAGCCCGGACACGGTCATCAGCGACTACGTGCCTACGCATGGCGCGTTCCCGTCCTCTCAGGATCTGCTCGGGGGCTGCTGGGCCCAGCCCGAACTGTACTACCCGTCTACTAAACAGCCCTCTCCGTACACCTCCGGCCCGCTCCATCCCTACACCTACGCCTCATCCTTCAGCGGTGGCTGGGTTTACCCGCTCTACGGCGACTTGATGACAAACGCCAACTCGGACGCTTGCTGGCCAGGCAACTGCCGCTTCGGGCTGGACGACTCGGTTACCCTGACTCCCGCGTCCTGGGAGGGGCGCTTCACCTGGGACCTGGGGACCGCCAAGGACGTGACTTACTGGCGGCTCATGGGAATAACGGTGGGTTCTAACGCTGGCTGCTGGAGCACCTGGACCATCGAATACTCGGACAATGGGACCACCTGGACGGTAGCGGACGCGCAGCCCGTGAGAGGCGGGGTGCTGCAGGGGAGCGTGGCCGCCGGGCCGCATCGCTGGTGGTCGGTCCATATCGCGGCAGGCACCAGCTACGGCGCCATGTTCGCCAACGCCACCTCCATGGAGATCTGGGGTGGCCACATCGCGCCGGTGCCGATCCAGGTCAAGCGCATCTCCATCGACAAGAGCCTCCAGACTGACGCGGACGGCCTTGAGATCGAGTGCGAACTCGCGCCGGAGGACGAGCCGCTCTGGAGCCAGTGGCTTCCGCTAGTCGTGCCCGACAAGAAGATCTGGGTCCATCAGTGGTACGGCGACCCTGCCAACTCGGTTCAGACGTTCTACGGCTTCATCGACAAGGGCGACGAGACGCGGGACCGGAGCCAGCGGAGCATCGTCATAACGTGCCGGGACTTCATGAAGAAGGCGATCGTCCAGAGCGCGATCGTGAACTACCCGCAAGGGGCCACCACGGCCGGGGCCGTGCGCACCCCAGCGAACTTCGTGTTCCTGAACATGCAGGTCTCCGACATCGTGAACGACCTGTTGAGCCACATGGACTTCCCCGCCACGGCGGTGACGACGACCGACTATATCGCCGGGGACTTCGAGGTGACGGACGGGACGAGCTTCGCTGCGGCGCTCGCGCAACTAGGGGCGCTCGTGGGCTATCACAGTTTCGCCACCGAGGACGGCACCTACCACTTCGAGCCTGTCGCCATTGGCAGTTCGTCATGGCCGTACACGAGTGGCGTGGACCTGATCAGCCTCGAGCGGGCCGTCGACGAGTACGAGTTGGCCACCCGGGTCAAGGTCGTCGGCAAGGACGCCAGCGGGAACGACGTGGTCCAGATCGCCATAGCCGGCGCTGGCGTAGTCGGGCTCCCCGAGCCGACCAGCCCCACCGGGGCGATGGAGGCGAGCCTGAACAATCCCATCCGCCGGGTGATCGTGAATGAGTCGGCGATCACGACCACGACCCAGGCGGCTGCCACGGCCTCTGCGCAACTCGCCAAGCAGGACGGCTTCCGAAAGGTCTACGACTTCGGCATCGTGGGTAACCCCGGGCTCCAGAAGGGGGACACGATCGAGGCCATCGATTCGGTCATGAGCGAGAGCAGCTTCTGGATCGTGGACACCTACCGGACCGAGATGACCGTCGTTCCGGGCGGCGCTGGCACCTACGTCGGCGCTGTCGGTGGGACGCTGGTGGACTGACATGACCGTTCGACTGCACGCCGCCAAGGAAGTCCGCAAAGCATCGCTGGCCGGCATCCCCGGTACAGCCGCTGGTGGTGGTGGCGGCGGGGGCGGTGGTGGTGGCGGCGGGGGCGGTGGTGGTGGTGGTGGTGGTGGGACGACCCCGCACGCGCTCGATGGCCCGCTTCACACTCCGCCGATCTACGGCGGCGACCTTGAGGGGCACCTTGGCAACCTGAAGGTCCGGGCGCTCCAGGGCGTCAGCATCGACGCGGCAGGCGTGCCGATTGCGGGCGACGTGCTCACGGCGACGGACGCGACGCACGCGGCTTGGGACCCTATCACCGGCACGATGACGAACCCGATGGAGGCACAGGACGACCTGATCGTAGGCGGAGCCGTCATCGCGGGGACGCCGCCGATAGCGACGCCGACCCGGCTGCCAGTGGGCGCGGAAGGCGACGTGCTAACGGTAGATGCGATAACCGGCCACGTCACCTGGGACCCGCCCACAGGCTTCGACAACCCCATGACGACGGCCGGCGACATGATCGTCCAGCCGGCCCTGGGCGCGGACCTGGCGCCAGCTGGCACTGCATCAGCCAACGCGACGTACCTGACATATGTCCCCTCGAACGTCAATGACGGCAACGATGCGACGTTCCATGTTGGCGGCTTCATCAGTTCGGCCAATCAGTGGGTGGAGATCGACCTCGGAACCGCTCATACGATCGGCGCCTGGCGTGCTCTTGAGGGCGGGAGCCCTGCCGGTGCTGCCGTCTGGGCGCTGCAATCGAGCACCGATGACTCGACCTGGACGACCAGAGACAGCGGGGCCGTAACCTTCATCGACACAGGGGTTCGGAACCTCTCAGGCCCGATCACGGCGCGGTACTGGCGGCTCCTGGCTACGACGGGCAACGGCGCGGCCGGATGGGCACTCAACACGCTCTCGCTCTATCCGCCCCCGGGCGCTCCTGGGCGTCTCCCGGTCGGCACGGACGGCCAGGTTCTGACGGTCGATCCGACCACGCACCTCCCGGCCTGGGACGCTGGCGGGATCGCTAACCCCATGAGCGCGGCCGCCGATCTCATCGTCGGCGACACCGGCGGCGCACCCGCCCGGCTCGCCAAAGGCGCTGACGGCCAGGTGCTCACGGTAGATCCAACCACCCACCTGCTTGTCTGGGCCACCCCCACGACTGGCGGCCTGAACGATGAAGGCGTGTTCACCTACCTTGACGGCACGGATGGCTCCGCGCCGGGCAACCCCGCGGCGAGCCACCATCGGCTCTACTCCAAGACGGGCGGGCTGTACTACCGGGACAGCGCCGGCACCGAAGTCGGGCCGCTCGGGACGGGCGACGGCGGCGGTGGGGCCTTCCCTTACGACTACATCCTCGCGGCCTCGGACACCGCCGCCGGCCTAGCAGCCCTGGCGACCGCCGTCTGCGATGGGACCGCCGACCAGACGGAGATCAACGCTGCGATCACGGCCGCCGCTGCGGTCACCAGGCCCTATTCGATCCTGCTCCTGCCGGGCACCTACGTCATCTCGGGGGCCATCGCCTTCGACCCGCTCTATACGCACACAGGGAACGGCTGGGTGACCTTCGACGCGACGGCGGCGCACGTCAAGGCGTCGGGCGCGATGACCTCGATGCTGACCATCACCCCCGGCACGGGCAACCAGATCCTGAACTGCCTCGACCTTCGCCTCGCCGAACTTGACGGCAACAGCCAGACGATCACTCAGGCCGTCCTGATGAACCGGGCAAGCGACAACCGCATCTGGATCGGCGACATAAACAGCCTGACCGGCATGGGGCTCAATGCCGACTCGACCGGCATCTCCGACTTCGGCTGCTTCAACAACGACATCACCGTTGGCCGGATCACGAGCACAGGCAACACCGCATTCCATGCCGCCGGGGCATCGGACACCTACAACTTCCAGGGCAACGTGGTCCGGACCGGCCAGATCATCGCCTGCCAAAACGGCATCATCCTCGGCGATTCCACGAACGACGGCTGCCGTTACAACACGTTCATATGCTCGCCGATCGAGCACCAGTCCTCCGGTTACGGCATATACGACCGGAGCGGTGGCAACCTGTGGTTCGTCAACAACCTGAACAACAATCTGCACGGTATCGGTTGCCCGGCGGGGATGACCGTGGCCTCCACGTTCATCGTCAACACCGTCGACAGCATCGATGCCGCCGTGAAGTCTCAGCACTTCGTTCTGAACAACGGCCTCATGATCGGCATCGGCGGGGTGCCGTCCGTAGGCGGAACGGGCGACATGACCGCTGAGGCTATCGGCTCGACCGTCTCTGCCGGCGCCAGCGGCAAGTACGCCGACGCCGGGCACCGCCACGCCATGCCAGCGGCAGGCGCAGCTGGCGACATCGGAGCCGAGACGTCGGGCACGGCTGCCGCGGCGGGAACCAGCGGCAAGATAGCCGACGCGGGGCATGTTCATCCCATGCCGACCCTGCTCGCCAACCCCATGAGCGCGGCCGCGGACCTGATCGTTGGTGATACGGGCGGAGCCGCAATACGTCTCGGCAAGGGCAGCGACGGGCAAGTCCTGACGGTAGACCCGACTACGCACCTGCTCGTCTGGGCGACGCCCTCGTCGGGTTTCGCCGATCCGACCACAACCAAGGGCGACATCATCGTTCACGGTGCGTCCGCGACCACGAAACTCGGCGTTGGCACGGACGGCAAGGTTCTGACCGCCAACTCGGGCGCGACCAACGGCGTCGATTGGGAGACGCCGACGACCGGCGGGCTCTCCGACGAAGGCATCATCACCTACCTCGACGGCACGGTAGCCGCCGCTCCGGGGACGCCCGGCTCTGGCAAGCTGCGGATCTACGCCAAGACCGGCAAGGTGCTCGCCGTCAAGGACGATACGGGCGCAGAGACAACCTTCGGCTCGGGCGTGAGCCTGGGTTCCGATACGCCGCTTGTAGAGTCCGGTTCCGGCTCGGCTGGATCGGCGGCGACTGCGAGCCATGAAGACCATGTTCACCCAGCGGGTGGCGGCGGTAGCGTCCCGGCTGTCCAGAGTGCCGAAGGGCTCATCACCGCCTATAACCTTTTCCGTTAGGAGACGACTAGGAGACGACCATGTCAGCAGGAACCTCCCCGATCTTCGAGGCGGCGATCCGCGTCGATGCGGTCCAGTTCACGATCAGCGACGCGACAACCCCGAAGTCGCTCGGCTCCATCGGCAGCAACGGCACGCGCTTCGATTCGATCATGTGCTCCACCAACGATACGGCGGCCGTGAACCTCGCCTTCTACCTCAACAATGGCTCGACTAACTATTACATCGGCGTGGTGAACTTGCCGATCGGCACCGGCTATACGACGGTCGCACGCGTTGAGGCGATGGCGGTTCTCGCGCCGCTCCTCGGCTACCTCGTCGTTCCGACGGGATGGACGCTACAGGCCGGGTGCGTGGCGACAATGACCACCGGCAAGACGACCGACGTGGTGGCGATGGGCGGGGACTATTAGATGCCCGCGCAATGGGTTACCGCGCAGCCGGTCTACGGCCTTCCTGCAAAGCCGAAATTCCCGCGCATGGGGGCCTACGTTCAGAACGTGGTCTCGTCAGGGTCGGCGCATTACGGACAAACCCTGACGCTAGGCTCGACCCCCCGGCAAGGCGATACCTTGATCGCCTGCATCAGCACCATCGGCTCGACCACCGGCTGCACCATCAGCGGGGGTGGAGCGCTATGGACGCAGGCATCCGCCGGCGTGTATGGCTCCGGGAACCCGGCGGCAATAGTCGTCTGGGTAGGGGTGGTTGGGCAGTTTCCCTCGACCGGCATCGTGTTCACGTGGAACGACTATTCGGTCGCGGGAGTAATCGAATGGACCGGACTGTCTGGCATTGCCTTCAATGCCAGGACCTTCGGGGCTATCAGCGGCTCGTACACGGCGGGGCCGATGGTTGTGTCTCCCCTGATTGGTGCCGAGTTCTATCTGTGGGCGGCGCGAGCCACTACCATGACCGCTCCTTCGGGCTGGTACGAGGTAGCGGGGTACACGACTTCCAGCCCGCTCAACATGGGCGTCCAGTTCGGCTACACGACGACGCCTGCCGCTAGCAAGACCGTCGCTCTCAGCGGACCCGCCGACAATGAGATTTGCTGTCTGCTCAACGTGATCTGATCTGCGCCGTACGGATCCCGCCCACGCCACCAGCGGCGCACCGACGAGAGGCAGATCGTCCAGCGAGTAGGTCAACCCCGAGCGCACGCCATAGCCGTGCTGGATCACGCGAAGCCAGTCGAGCGTCTGCGGGAGAAGCGCCAGGCTGACGAGCGCGAAGATGCTAGCGGCCATCCACCACCCGCGGCTCCGAAAGCCGAACAAGGCGAGCGGGAACAGTGATGGCTTGAGGAGCACGAGCGCGGCGGCCGGCCGCCAGTAGAAGGCGACCGCGAGGGCGGCGGCAAGCCAGATGTCGGGGTTGCCCACCACGACCAGATTCACCGGGATCGGCTGGACGAGGCAGTAAGCCATCGCGGCCAGCGCCCAGACATTCGGGCGCATGCGGTAGACAGCCGCGCCGAAGATCGCTCCAGGGATCAGCCACCAGAGCACGGCGGGCAGGAGCAGGGACGGCGCGAACAGCAGGATCGTGACCGGCGGGTAGAGGACCAGGCCGGGGATGGCGACGTTGTAAGGTCCCTGGACCTCGAAGGCCGGGTACATCGGCCTCCCGCCGAGCCAGGCCTGGACTGCATGCTGGCAGACGGCGAAGTCAGCGGCGAGGCTCACGTCAACCGCGTGCGGGACTAGGAAGGCGCGGGCATAGACCCCCCCCACGAGCAGGATGGCGGCGAGTCCTATCCCATCGCGGACCGCCGACCGCCCGGCGAGACGATCGCCGATCGCCGTCCGAAAGTGGTGCGTCCGCGCTCCGTTCATGTCGACCGGCATCCTAACACAGCCTATTGACAAAGGAAACGCCCCTCCCCTATTCTCCGGTGCGTGAACGACACGCAATCCCCCGGGCGCCTCGATCGGGTGCTCGCCGTGGCAGTCAAGCTGGCCCAGCCGCCCAAGGTCTCCGGCAAGGTGCTGCGCCTTGAGCGCCAGGCTGCCTTCGTCACCGTCACCGCCCTAGCTCGCGATGCCAACCTGCCCTCGCGCCAGCGGCTCCAGGCCTGGGAACGCCGCGAAGTCACGCCCGAACAAGCCGCCCGCTACCTCGCGGCGCTCGCGGTGTTGACGGCGAAGGGGCGGGACGCATGAACGCGGCCCCACTAACGGGTAGTTTACAAGTGTCTTCCGGTAAGAGAGGTTATGTCCTCTTCCCCCAGGAGCTCGATGCCGAGCGTGCCAAGGGCGCCCGCAGGCACCCGGTTTGCGTCCGTGCCGCCGGACCCGCGCGCTACGACCGCTTCTGGGATCAAGTCGACCAGTCGGGCGGCCTCTGGGCCCGCTGGCCATGGCTCGGCCCGCGCCGCAATGGATACGGGATGCTCTGGCATGGAAATAAGAGGCGTGGTGCCCACCGGATCGCCTTCGAAATGGCCAATGGCCCAGTCCCGGCCGCGCTCGACGTGCTCCACACCTGCGACAACCCCCCGTGCTGCAATCCTGCCCACCTCTGGACTGGCACCGCCCGCGACAACCTCCGCGACGCCTCGGCTAAGGGCCGCCTGCGGGGCGGCGCCGGGGCAGTGGGCGAGGCATCCCCCCGCCACAAGCTGACGTGGGCAGCCGTCCGCGACATCCGCGCCCGCCAAGCGGCGGGTGAGTCCCAGCGCAGTCTCGGGCGCGAGTACGGCGTCTCCCACGTTTGCATTTACCTCGTCGTCACTGGCCGGACATGGCATGACCCGGATAGTTCCGGGATTCGGGATTTACGTCCGGTCCAGGTGACGCCGTGACCCCCGATTATCAGGAGCCGAAGATGAGCGGCTCCGTCGGCGGACGGGCAGAGATGCCTCCTCCATCGGACCTCACATCTCTGCCCGTCCCCTCCCCCATCGACCAGCATGAGTCGCGTTCCGCCTGCTCGGGAGTGATGACCCACGCGCACGACGGCACGGACGTCCAGGTCGTCCGGATCGGCCGCCGCGACGTCCCCATGTGCGCGCCCTGCCGTGGCGCGGCCGCTAGGCTCGGGATGCTCGAGCGGCGCGCGTCGTGAGCGAGAACGACGCAGCCCTCGCCACCGTGATCATGGCCATGCTGGTCCTGGCCTTCGCGGTCGGTTTCGCAGCCGTGTACGCGCTGGCGCCCGCCCTGGGCTGGCTGCGATGAACGACGTCGACGCCCTGTCCGAAGCCGCCCGCAAGGCCGTGCTCCTGCAGATCACCAGGCAGATCGTCCACTTCCGCGCCTGCGAAGACGCTTGCCTACGGGCTGGCATGCAGGAGCGGGCGGCTGGCTTCCGCTACCTGACCGAGGCGCTGCGCCGGGCCCACATGGCCGAGATGTTCGACCCGGAGCCGAGGCCATGATCCGCCGCGCGTGGGCGTACTGGTGGGCGGACCTGGCGCTCTACGAAGAGGCGCCGCACCCGGCTCGCTGTCTTCTCTGGCTCGGCGTCGCGGCGCTGCTGAGCCTCACCGTCTGGACCGGCGCGGTGCTGTTCCTGGCGGCGCTCGCATGACCGCACGGCCCGTTTCAGGCGCTAGGACGGCCGCGCTTCTCGCCAGTGGGAAGATGCGCCACTCCGAGGTCGTTCGTGGCGCTGGCTCAGCCAAATCACCCCTGCCGGGGCCTGTGGCGTCAGATCCCGTCCGCCTCTCCGATATGAATCCCATCCAACGCGAAATCGTGCTCGCCCTGATAGCCGCCACGAAAGGGAGAAACTGATGCCGCTAGCAATCGCTAGGGATGATCCTTCCTACATCCCGCCGATGTGGGGACGCTTGCTGGCGAAGATCGAGGGACGCATTGCCTCCTCGGAGGGCGACGGGCTCCGGGCGCGTTGGGACTTCGGGCAGGAACTTCTCAAGCAGCGCTCTGGCAAGCAGCTTCCCAAAGGCCTGCTGGACAGCGTGGCCAACCAAGTCCACGCGAGCCGAGCGGAACTTGGGGCGCGTATGAAGTTCGCCGAGAAGTTCCCGAGCAAGGCTGAAGTTTCTAGCGCCGTTAGAAACTTCCCCACCTGGCATCAGATGCTTCGCGAGGGGCTCACCACCAAGCGCGAAGCCCCCAAGAAGCCCACGAGCGCCGCCCGCTTGGCGCTGCGCCACGCCGCCGCGCTGGCGTCCGATCTCCATTTCGCCGAGTTCGAGGAGGCCGATCTCCGAGCAATGATGGATCTCCGAGCAATGATGGATGAACTCATCGGAGGATGAACTCATCGGATGAACTCATCGCCGAACTTACCCGCCTCGGCGACGAGCGGGCACAAGGCGGCCTGGCGGAAGAAGAAGGCCGCCCGGTGAAAAGCCGTCACCAGATCCGCCGCGGACGAGCGTTCGCCATCCGACAGCGCGTCAACCGCGAGGCCGATCGCCGCGAGCAGAAGTGGCTCGACGTAATCGCCGCCGAGGCGCTGGCGACCCATCCGAACCGCTACATGCGGACGCTAGGAGAACTTGGCGAAGGAGCAAGCATGACCGACGCCGACTTCCTGAACCTCATGAGCCTGTTGCGCCGGATCGAGGGTTCGCTGGCGATGATCGCGGCGAACACGAGGCCCCGGATGACAGTGCGTGTCGGAGAAGTCGAGTATCAGTGCAACTGCCCCGAAGTCGGCACCTCCGGCAGTTGCCCCTTCCATGATGCCTGGGGGAGCGGTGGTGCGCATCCCGAGAGGATGGTCCCCTGATGGGTGTCGCCCGCCTGCGCCGTCTCGCCGGCGACGACCGCCGCGGGCTCCCCCGCCTGCCCGTCGACCGGCCCGAGCCAGAGCCGCTGAGGTGCTCGATCTGCGAGACCCCGATGGCTGGCCGCGGGGCCTCGGCAACCTGTGCCCGATGCACCGAGAAGGTGCTTCGCGCTGCCAGGACCGGCTCGCCGAACCGCCGCCTCATCAACCAGCCGTCACGGCACGCGCGCCGAGCGAAGGTGCGCGACCAGAAAGGACCGCGCACATGACCGAAGAGAAGGGCCTCGCCACGGCCGCGCCAGCTGGCGCATTGGTCGCCAAGCCCGCCAGCAAGTTCAGTCTCGATGGCTTCCCCGAGGACAAGTTCAACCGCCTGGTCCCCACGCAGACGATCATGACGACCGATCTGCTGGTGCCCGTCGTCCAGGTCGTGACCCTCGATTGGGACGACGACACCTACAAGAGCAACGACGTGCCGGACGGGCACCGGGCCCCCGGAGCCCGAGCGCTCAATAAGTTCGCGAGCGTCGCTGGCCTGAGCTTCTTCGAC